GAGACTGCACGGAAGGAGGTGAATATCGGTGAATGAGAATGATCTTTTTGCACCGCTCGCGTCTCTGCAATGGGTCGACAGGACGCTTTTGCATGCCAACGGATATAACCCCAATATTGTGTCGGACGAAAATATGAAGCTCCTGGTGCAGTCGATCCTTACAAACGGCTGGACACTCCCAATTGTATGCCAGCCAGATTATACGATCATAGATGGGTTCCACAGGTGGACAGTATCTGGTCGAGAACCGCTGCTTTCAAAACTCGGCGGGAAAGTTCCCGTGGTAATTGTGGACCATCACGGAAATCGCTCCGCGGACATCTATGGAACTATTACCCATAATCGTGCCAGAGGGACACACGTCCTGGGGCCGATGAAGAACATCATCCAGGGCTTGCTCAACGAGGGAAAGACCGTTCCGGAGATTTGCAAGCAGCTGGGCATGACCAGAGAGGAAGTGTTCCGTCTCTCAGCGTTCACGCGGGATGACTTCCTCGAGATGATGACCAAGGGTGTTGAAGGGTACAGCAAAGCCACCATTTTCAGGAAGGTGTTGTAACTGTACCCAAAGGCAGCCAGGCAGAGTAGAAACCATTCGCCGTACACAATCCCAACAGCAGCCAGATGCGGTTAGCATTCTTTTGAAATCTGTTTGAGCGATTGAGCACGGGGCTTCTGCTTCTGTCTGGCTGTCCATTGACATTGCCTGGGTGAGAATCAATTCCACAGCTCAGGCGGAAAAACCGATGGGTGGGCTGACGATCGAGCGCGGGAAAAAAGGTACTGTGACGCCTGTGGAAAACGTCAGCGCCCTCTTCGACCCCAAAAAAATCGACGATACTAAGGCAAAAATCGGGTGTTTAATTGGATTTTTCCCCCGAAAAAGCCCAAAGGAGACGTATGGCAGAGAAGCAAACCGTCATTTTTGACGCAGAAAACGTGTTCATCCTGCAATCCGGGATGAATGTGTATCTGAAAACAGCGGATCTGTGCTCAATGTTCGGGATTTCCAACCAGTGGCTCGGTCAGCTGGTGAGCCAGGGAACACTGGCGAAGGTGCAGACCGAAAACGGAAAGCTTTTCAACCTGACGGACAGCGTGAAGAACTATATCGACTCACTGTCCGAAAAGGTGAAGAAGACCGAGGAAGAAAAGAAGCTGGACAAGGCAAAAATGGCAGCCGAAGTCAAGCTGAAGGCCGCGAAAGCGACAATGGCGCACCTGCAGGCCGAAGAGCTGAAGGGAAAGATGCACAGATCCGAGGATGTGCAGGCCTTCACTCAGAGCCTGGTGGACACAATTAAGCAATCGCTCCTCAGTCTGCCGGGCCGGATGTCCGTGGAGCTGTCGCTTTGCGAGACTGCGGAGGAATGCTCGGTCATTATTAAGGACACCGTGAAGGATGTCCTGAGGGAACTGAGTGAGTTTGAGTATGATCCGGAGAAGTATGAAGAGCTGGTAAGAGAACGGGAGAACATGTCAGAAAAAACAGAGGATGATTCAGATGATTTCTGATGCTGATCGGGCCGGCGCGAGGAAGCTCAACCGGGAGCTGAAAAAACAGCTCCGCTCCTTCCTGGTTGCCGACGATCTGACTGTTTCGCAGTGGGCGGACAAATACCGCCGGCTGTCTCCCGAATCATCAGCTGAGGCCGGTCCGTGGCGGACGAAGAAGACGCCCTATCTGAAGGATGTGATGGACTCCTTCACGGATCCGAAAATCAAGCACATTGTCATGGTCGCCGCGTCCCAGGTCGGTAAGTCGGAAGCCATGAACAACATCATCGGCTACATCATCGACCAGGATCCCGGCTCGATCCTGATGATTGAGCCCACCAACGGGGATGCCCGGGAATATTCCAAGCTGAGAATCGCCCCGATGATCCGCGACAGCAAAACGCTCCGGATGAAGGTTGCGAAGACGCTGCGTGGTGACACCGGAAACACGATTCTGCAGAAGAGCTACCCGGGCGGGATCCTGACCATGTGCGGAAGCACGGAAGCCCACGCCCTGGCATCGAAGCCGATCCGGTACGTGCTCGGTGATGAGCGTGACCGGTGGGCGGTTGAAGCTGGCAAGGAAGGCGATCCGTGGAAGCTGGCCATGGCCAGACAGCGGACCTTCTACAATGCCAAGAGTTACGAGTGTTCGACGCCTACAATCAAGGGTTATTCTCCCATTGAAAAGGCGTTTAACGAGGGCACCCGGGAGCGGTGGAGCTCCAAATGTCCTCACTGCGGCGAATATCACAATATCCGCTGGCAGGATATCCGGTACCAGTATGACACGGTGGAGATCGATCACGAAGAGACCTACATTGTGAACGAGGTCTATTACGTCTGTCCGGGCTGCGGAGGAATCTCTCAGGAACACGAAATGAAACGCGCTCACGCGAAATGGATCGCGGAGAATCCGGAAGCGCGGAAGAACGGCATTCGGTCATTTTGGCTGAATGCTTTTTGTTCGCCCTGGGTGGCCTGGACGAAGATCGTCAGTGAATATCTCGCAGCGCGGAAGGATACGAGCAAGCTGAAGGTCGTGTACAACACCCTGTTCGGGGAGCTGTGGGAGGAGCGCGGCGGTCTGGCCAATGAGGACGATTACCTGGCCCGGCGCGAGGAGTACAAAGCGGAGCTGCCTGATGGCGTCCTGGTGCTCACCTGCGGCGTGGACGTGCAGGATGACCGGCTTGAGTATGAAGTAGTCGGCTGGGGGCTCCGGAAAGAAAACTGGGGCATCCGGCGCGGCGTTCTGATCGGCAGGCCTGATACTCCGGAGCCATGGGACGCGCTGGATGAAATCATCAAACGCGTTTACCGCTTCGGAGACGGAAAAGGTCTCCGGATCAGCATGACCTTTGTCGATGACGGCGGTCACTTCACGCAGGAGACGCGGATTCAGTGCGCAAAGCGTATCGGGATGAGGGTCTTTGACTGCAAGGGCTTTTTCGGGGATGGTCGGCCGTATACATCTCAGCCAAAGAAGGTCAAGATCGTGATCCAAAGGCAGACGCTCGGTGAGTGCTGGCAGTATCAGCTGGGCGTTGACGCAGGAAAGCAGCTGATCATGGACGGGCTGAAGATCCAGACGCCCGGTCCGAGGTATTGCCATTTTCCTGTGAATCCAGAGTGCGGATATGATCACCGCTTCTTTGTGGGCTTGTTGTCTGAGCACCTGGTCTACAAGGAGCACAACAAGAATCCCTGGGTCTGGGAAAAGATCCCCGGACACGAACGGAACGAAGCATTGGACTGCCGGAATTACGCAATGGCTGCTTTTACGGCCCTGGCGCCCGATATGGACGCTCTGCTGCGTAGAATGAGCGGTAACTCGTCTGAACCGCCAAAGGCGCCCAGACGGTCCCAGAAACCGGCAAATCGAGGCCTTTCCCTTGATCGGATCGAACAGCGAATGAACGAAATGATGGACATGTGAGGTGAGAACGGTGGCAAGCAGAGCAGAGATTCAGGAACGGTTGACCTACTGGCAGAATACTCTGAAAAAGCTGATGGATGCTTACATCGCGCTTGTAGAAGGCGGCGTGAAATCCTACGAGATCGATGACCGCAGCCTGACCAAGCTGGATCTTCCCTCACTGAAGAAAGCGATCAACGACGCGGAAGCGAAGGTTGACCAATACGAGGACCTGCTGAACGGCAAAAAGCCGCGAAAGATCGTGGCAATCGTTCCGCGGGACTGGTAACGGGGTATCGCCGGCGCCTGGATTATCCACGTCGGCTTTATCTATTGGTCACCGAGAGCGGAGTTTCGTCTCCTTTCGCCGTCCGGTGGCCTTTTATTCTGACAAGAATGGAGGTGGTTAAACGTGGGCAAAACAATCAAGCCGTTGACCACTGGCACGATTGCACGGCCGATGGCATCCGGATATTCGGAATCGGGAGCGAGTACCAAGAAGCGGTCGCTGAAGGGCCTGACAGGTACAAGCTCCAGTCCGAACGAGGATATCAACTGGAATAATTTTACGCTCAGGCAGCGCGGCCGGCTGATGTTCATGTCTTCACCGATTGCGCGGTCCGCAGTCGAGACGCAGAAGACCAAGGTTGTCGGCACCGGCCTGATCCTGCACTCCACCATCGACCGGGATCTGCTGCAGATGACTCCCGAAGCGGCGAAGAAGTGGCAGAAACAGACGGAGCGCGAGTGGAAGCTGTGGGCCGACAACAAGGAAAACTGCGACGCGATCGGCATGAATACCTTCGCCGGGATGCAGCAGCTGGCCATTACCAACTGGCTGCCGAACGGAGATATCTTCGGGCTGTTCCAGCGCAACTGGACGCAAACGCCGATGAACCCGTACAGTCTGCGGATCCACATGATCGAAGCGGACCGGGTATGTACGCCGTACGATGCCAGAAAGGTTCCGATCGGCATGCGGACGGACGGTGTAGCCAAGAATGGAAACAAGATCTATGACGGAATCGAGGTTGACCGGCACGGTAAGGCCGTGGCGATCTACGTCTGCAACATCTATCCGAACCAGATGCTCAAGGAAGCCAAAGAAATCAAGTGGCAGCGTGTCGAGCTGAAGAGCTCCCGTACCGGCCTCCCGAATTATGTGCATATTCTGGACTCCGAGCGCCCCGATCAATATCGGGGCGTTTCCTATCTGGCGCCGGTGATCGAGCCGATGCTGAACATTACCCGGTATACGCAAAGCGAGGTAATCGGAGCCATGATCCAGAGCTGGTTTACAGCCTGGATCAAGACCGAAACGAACCCCGCTGATTTCCCGATCGCCGAAGCCAGTTACGGAGACGATGACAATCCGGATCTTCCTCCGGATCGGAATATCTCCGAGAACAGCAACGAGTACGAGATGGGCCCTGGCAATGTGCTGCACCTGGGCAAGGATGAGGACGTCAAGTTCGGATCCCCGTCGATTCCGACACCCGGATTTGACGTATTCGTGAAGGTGCTGTGCAAGGAAATCGGCGCGGCGCTGAACATTCCGTACGACGTGCTGATGAAGGAGTTTAACGCATCCTACTCCGCAAGCCGTGCGGCTCTGATGGAAGCCTGGGAAGCCTTCCGGATGCGCCGGGCGATGCTGGTGGAACGCTTCTGTCAGCCGGTCTATGAGACCTGGCTTGCCGAGGCGGTAGCCCTGGGACGGATCAGCGCTCCTGGATTCTTCACGGATCCTGTGATCCGGGCCGCCTGGTGCAAGGCTGAGTGGCTTGGACCCGTGCAGGGACAGCTTGATCCGACCAAGGAAGTCAAGGCCGATATTCTGGCGGTTCAGCACGGATTCAAGACGCATGAGCAGGTCACCCGCGAATACGGCGGCGGCGATTGGGATGACAACATGGAGCGGCTGAAGCAGGAAATGGAGACGAAACGGGCCGCCGGGCTCGATGGAAATTCCAACAATTTCCAGAACGAACCGGATCTTGATCCGGATGAGAGCAACACCCCGGACGGAGGTGAACAGAATGAGTAAACCACAAATCAATGTCCTCAAGCGGCAGGCGTACACGATGACCGTTGTCGAGAACAAACATGCGGAGATGACTCTGTATGGCGACATTGTGGAAACCCGGCCGATTGACTGGTGGACAGATGAGCCTGTTGATGGCAATTTCATCATTCAGAGTGAATTCCTGAATGACCTGGAATCCATCAAGGGATGCGAGAATCTGACGATCCACCTGAACAGCTGCGGCGGCGACGCCTACGTGAGCATCGCGATTCACAACCGGCTGCGCGAGCTGTCTGACGCCGGCATGGATATCACATGCATCGTGGACGGCGCGGCGATGTCTGGCGGCAGCCTGATCATGTGCGCGGCTGACCATGTTTTGGTGAGTCCTTCCTCGCTGATCATGATTCATGACTGCTGGTCCTTTGCATGGGACCGCTTCAACAGCACGAAGCTGAGAAAGCTGGCAGACGATCTGGATGTGATTAATGAAAGCCAGGCTGAGATTTACGCCAGAAAGAGCGGCATGGACGCGAAAGAGATCCGTGAAATGATGGCTGAAGAGACCATGATGACCGGCCGGAGCGCCGTAAACAAGGGTCTCGCAGATGAACTGCTGGAAGCTGACGCGGATGTTGCCGTCAGCGCGGATCACCGCACGCTTTATGCATGCGGAAGAAAGATGCGGGTGGCTGCCATGGGCAAGCTGCCGGAAGACATCCGCATCAAGGAAGAGTTCGAATCCGTTCCGGAAACGGACGGAGGAGATAAAACCAATAAGCCTGAAGCTTCAGGCAATGAAAAAGGAGGTATTCACATGACTTTGGAAGAGCTCAGACAGAGCGATCCCGAAGCGGCCGAAGCTCTGATTGCAGAAGCTCAGGCCAGCGTCAGTCACGAGGAAGCTGTGCAGGCCGAACGTCAGCGTTGCGCTGAGATCGATGCACTGGCCGGCGTGTTTGACGCAGAGACCATCCAGGCGGCGAAGTACGGCAATCCGTGCACCGCACAGGAGATGGCCTTCCGTGCTGCGCAGGCGATGGCCAAGCAGGGCAAGACTTTCATGAATCAGCTGCAGGCTGATTATAAGGAAAGCGGCGCTGATGGCGTTTCGTCTGCTCCCGCGTCCGAAGAGGACAACAAGGTTATGACAGCTGAGGACATGAGGGCCGCTGGCGCCGCCATGGCCAAGAAGCTGTCCGGAAAATCTGAGGAGGTGTAAGAAACATGACCCGTGATCTGCATGAAAAGATCGGCTCCGTAACTCCCGAGAATCTGTTCGCCGGTCTGGAACCCCATGCGCTGACCAAGGCCGGTGTGATCAGGAAGCTTAGTACCGCCGGCACCCTGGCCCGCGGCACTCTGCTCGCGAAGAGCTCCGGAACCGGCGGTGACGGCAAGCTCGTGATCTTTGGAACCAATGCTGCTTCCAACGAAAACCTGACCGCCGACTGCGTTCTCGCTGAGGACATTGAAGTCGGTACGTCTACTGACGAGAACGCGCTGGTTTACATCCAGGGCAACTTCAACGAGGACGCCCTGATCCTGGCCACCGGCGCTTCCCTGACGGAAGCTGACCGGGATGCGCTGCGCGTGCGCAACATCATCCTGGGCGCTTCTCAGACCGAGAACGTTAAGTAAGGAGGTATACCAACCATGGCACTGACTGTGAATATCCTGGACACCTACTATATGGCGGGTCTCTGGGAAGGGCTTTCTCCCGTCAATACCTTCTTCCGTGACCGTTACTTCCCGACGCTTCCCGGCGATATTTACGCCGCGGATAAGGTGCTCGTGGAGTACCGGGACGGCGATAACGCTATGGCTCCCTTCATGGTCGAAGGCGCGGATCCGATCAACGTGAAGCGCGAAGGCTATGAGATCCACGATTACTCTCCGCTGAACATCGGCCAGAGCCGTAACCTCACCGCCGATCAGCTGAAAAAGCGCGGCTTCGGTGAAGCGATCCTGTCTGATTCCACGGAGGAAGAACGCGCCGCGAAGCTGGTCAGCGAAGACCTGGCTCTGCTGGAACGCCGGATCACCCGGTCTGAAGAGTATCTGTGCGCTCAGACCATGCTCAACAATGGCTTCACCGTTAACGAAATGCTGGATGCGAACACCGTCGGCAAACAGGCGACCGTCGCCTATTACGATCCCAGCAAGGGCAATGACGGTCTGGCCACGCTCGTTGGCAATCAGTGGACCACCAGCACCGGCTGGGATGCCATCGTGACGAACGTGCGGAATATGTGCCGTTCTCTGTCCCGCCGTGGTTTGCCGGCCCGCGACCTGATCATCGGCCAGGCTGTCGCTGACATCCTGCTCGCGAACACGACCTTCCAGAACCTGGTCAACAAGATGAGCGGCATCATCATTTCCAGCCCCATCGTGCAGGAGCTGACCAAGTACGACGGCGTTTCCCTGCTGGGCGTGATCAACTTCAGCGGCTACAACCTGAACGTCATCGTCGTGGACGAGCAGTATCAGGACAAAGTCAACGGCAGCGTGACCTGGGTCAATTACTTCCCGGCCAAGGGCATCATGGTCACCGCTCCCGAAGCAGGGCATCTGATGTATGCCCATATCGTTCACATGGACGAGAACGGCAACATCGACACCATCAAGGGCAAGCGGGTTCCTGACCTGTATGTGGACCGCAAGCGCAAGATCCGCGAGATCATTCTGGAGAGCCGGCCCCTGGCTGCTCCTCAGAACTATTCTCCCTGGGTCTATATGGCAGACGTGGTCGCCTGATGAAGGCAGGAAAGGAGACGAACCATGTTTATTCGCTCTAAGTGCATCCTTGGCGTCGTAGCCAAGGACGGAACCTGCCCGATTTACCCCGGATGCATCGCTGACGTGGATGATGCAGATGGTAAACGTGCGGTTGAAAGCGGTTATGCCGAAGAAGTGTGCGTTCTGGCTGCTGTTGGCGGCGTACAGGCGGCTCCGGATGCTAACCCGGGCGAGAACCCGTCCGAAGGCGAAAACGCCCCAGAGAGCCCGGAAAACGCCGGAAACAAGGCATGGAATTATGAGTCCCAGTCTTTCACGGAGCTGAAGGCCATGGCGCAGGAGCTCGGCATTGATACCGGGAAGCTCAAGAGCAAGGCGAAACTGATCGAGGCGATCGAAGCCGCGACCACCTACACCGCAGCTGATTCCGAGGAGAATTTCCCTGATCTGACCGCGCAGGACGTGGTGGAAGAATGAACCTGAAGGAAATGCTGGCTGAGCATGTCGCGATCTTTACCAACCTGGATGAGTTCGGGGATGTGCACGATATCAAGTACGACGGAGAGCTGTACGAAGACGTGCCATGCACCATCACCAGGCCGAAGGAAACCGACCGGGATCAGACCATGCGGGATCATGGCCAGGGGATTTATCAGGTGACGAACCGATTTCACTGTGCGAGGGATGCGTTTAACGGCGTGATTCCGGAGCACGGGACCCGGCTGATGATCAGCGACGGCGATTTCTGGCGGGAATTCTACGTGGTGAAGGCCGGCGCGGATGCCGGAATGATCAATCTTGATCTGGAGGCGCTGGATGAATAATGGCTGATGTACGCATTGAGGATGTAGGTCAGGCGAAGATCGACCGGGTAAACGCCATCCTGAAAGGGATCGGCAACGGATCCGGCGCCTTCAAGGCCATCGGCGCGGCCATGAACCGCGCGGCGGCGTCCGCGAAGACTCAGGCCGGACGATACGCGTCCGAGACCTACAACATCTCCAAGGGTAAGTTCATGAGCGCCTGCCGAATCACCAACGAAATGAAAGGCGGAAGCGGCGGTGTGGCCAGCATAGAGCTGATGTTCGCCGGAAAAGTGCTGAAGCTGATCGATTTCGGGGCAAAGGGCGGTCCCCAGGGGCCGGTTACAGTATCCGTAAAGGACGGCGGAGGGACGCTGAGAAGCGCCTTCATCAATGCGATTTACGGGGAAAGAGGCGTCTGGGAACGTGTCGGAAAAACCCGGTTCCCCGTGGAGCAGAAGTATGGACCGTCCACCGGCCATATGATGCAGGACGAGGGCGTCAGCGACAAGCTGACTGAACACATTGAAGATGTGTTCGACCGGAGAATTGAGCATGAGATCAGCCGGATTCTCGGGCTGTTCTGAGGAGGATGCACATGGATCGGGTAAAGCTTTTGGAAGCTCTGAAAGTGAGGCAGGCAGAGGATCTGAAAGATCTGCTGATGCCCACCAAGCCGCAGAAGAACATCGATTCCGTATTTCGGCCCGTTGAAATCTTCAGCGGAAAATTGCCTGACAGAAAGTCCGAGACGGAAAAAGCCCCCTACATCGTCAACTCTGTGCTCAATTCCAACTTCTACCGGAACCCCGGAGAAGAACCAACAGGCATCACGACAGTAAGAAGCACCCTGTGCATCTACAACCCCAACAACGAGGAAGGCGCACTGATGCTTCTGAACCTGCTGGAAAGGCTGCGCATCTCCTATCTCAGAAATCCCATTGTGGACAATGTGTTCGAACTCCTGACGGACGAGGAACACGCGGTCCAGGATCTGGTCTATCCGGATGATACGATGCCCTTCTTTTTGGCAGACCAAATAACGGTGTGGAAGCTTCCACCCGTGGAAAGAGAGGCAAGACCATGGCTCCAAGGGTGGTAAAACCCAAGAAACCCGTGAAACAACCGGCTCCCGGAGCCGGTTTTGTTATGTATCTCGGGCCGACCATCGTGGGAGTGATCCAGAACGCGAGCGTTTACTCCGGAACACTGCAGGAAGTGACGGAAAAGTTGGCGGGAGTGATCGAAAAATATCCCAGGGTGAGAGCCCTTCTGGTCTCCGGAGACACGCTTCCGGAAGACCGCGTGAATGTCCAAAAGCCCGGCACCCGGCTGTATGACCATTACATGCGGCTGCGCGCCGAGGTGAAATGAAGGAGGTATAAGAAATGCCTAACCATGGTGTATACGTGACTGAAAGGTCCACGGCCGTCAGCACTCCCGTCGCCGTTGAAACCGGTATTCCGTTTTTCATCGGCGCTGCTCCTGTGCACAAGGCTGAGAATCCCGCGACTGCCGGCATTCCCAAGCTGTGCACCAGCCTGACCGAGTTCCGGGAAGCCTTTGGCTACAGCGAGGACTGGAACACGTACGGTCTGTGCGAGGCTGCCTACAGTCACTTCGTGCTGTTCGGCATGGCTCCGGCGATCTTCGTGAATTTGCTGGATCCCGCGACGATGAAAACCGCTGTTGCCGCGGCTGACAAGGCTGTAGCCAACAAGCTGATCACCCTGACCGAAACCGGTATCATCGACGCCGGTCTGGTGGTGAAGGCTGCCGGCGGTGAGGGTAACGCCCTTGCGAAGGGCACCGACTACGACGCGTACTATGACGCGGACGGCAAGCTGACCATCGAGGTGCTTTCCGGCGGCGCCGCCTATACCGCGGAGAGCCTGAATGTTGCCTACAACACCGTCAACGCCGCAGCTGTTACCGCTGCCGCCGTGGCGACCGGACTGGAAGCCATTGACCTGTGCATGGGCAAGCTGGGCGTGATCCCGGATCTGATTGTGGCTCCCGGATTCAGCCAGGAAGCCGCCGTCGCTGCGGCGATGATTGCCAAGGCTGGCTCCATCAACGGCATGTTCCAGGCCCGGGCCATCGTGGATATTTCCACGACCACCGCTCCGACCTATGACACCGTGATCGCCGCGAAGAACGCCGCCAACCTGACCGACAAGCGGGCTCTGGTCTGCTGGCCGATGTTCAAGCTGGGCGACAAGATTTATCACGCGTCCACCCAGGTGGCCGGCACCATTGCGGTGACCGATTCCAATTACGACGCGCCCTATGCCAGCCCGAGCAACCATGCGATCCAGGCGGACAGCCTGGTCAAGGCGGACGGCACCGAGATCATCCTGTCCAAGGCCCAGGCCGATGTGCTGAACGCCGGCGGCGTGATCACCGCGCTGAACTTCATGGGCGGCTTCCGTCTGTGGGGCAACTACACCGGCGCCTATCCCAGCTCCACCGATGTGAAGGACATCTTCATTCCCGTTGGCCGGATGTTTGACTGGGTGAATAATACCCTGATCCAGACCTTCTGGAGCCGGCTGGATGAGCCCATGACCCGGGTGTTCCTGGATTCCATCGTGGATACCTGCAACATCTGGATGAACGGCCTGGTCGGTTCCGGCTATCTGCTGGGCGGCCGCGTCGAGATGTTCAGCGAGGAGAATCCGCCCGAGAAACTGATGCAGGGCATCGTCAAGCTGCATGTGTACATGACGCCTCCGAGCCCGGCACAGGAAATCGACTTTGTGCTTGAGTACGACGCGAGCTATGTGGCCGCGGCGTTCGAATGATGAAGGAGGAATAGAACATGGCGAAGCAGCCTGAAGCGTACATCGATTTTGAGGTGTACGAGGACAGTAAAAACTTCATTGGCATCTCCCAGGCCACCCTCCCGAACATCACCTTCCTGACCCAGCAGATCACCGGCGCCGGCATCAGCGGAAACGTTGAGGCCGTGCTGACCGGCATGGTCGATGCCATGAGCCTGACGCTGAACTTCCGGAACGCGACCGATGCTGCCGTGTCCCTGATGTCTCCGAAGCGGCACAACATCGATCTGCGGGTCGCGGAGCAGTTCTGGGACACCAACCGGATCGCCAAGACCGTCTCTGCTGACAAGTATGTGATGGTGGTGATTCCGAAGAACACCCAGCCCGGCAACGTGGCTGCTGCCGCCGCTGCGGACGCCTCCGGAGAGTACAGCGTGTACTACTACGCCGGATACCGCGACGGCAAGAAGCTGTGGGAGATTGATCCCTGGAACTATATCTGCAACATCGGCGGTGTGGACTACATGGCCGATGTGCGCAAGGCGCTCGGGAAATAACCCGGTACAACACCGAGAGGGGGTCTTCCTCTCTCGGCGTTTTTTGTTATGAAAGGAGACGAAAACCATGGCTGAAAATAACATGAACATCGATGAGCAGGAGCTGGAAACCGCGCAGGAGGAAGCCATGAAGGAAGAATCCACCAAGCTCACGGTGAAGCTCAGGAAGCCGCTGGAATACAACGGCGCATCCTATAATGAGCTGCATTTTGATTTTGAAAAGCTGACCGGCAAGGACAGTCTGGAAGTGGAAAGCGAGATTGAGCGGAGAACCGGCGGCACGGTGGTTGTGCCGGCGATCAACGCTGAGTATCTGACCTGCCTTTCCGCGCGAGCATGCGAAGAACCGGTCGGACGGGACGCGCTGCTGAGCCTGAACCTGTCTGACTTCAATCATATCCGGAACATAGCCAGAAATTTTATGCTTCGGTCCGATCGCTGACGGAACCGGGATGGATCATGAAACAGTGCCTGAAGATGAGCCGGAACTGGGGAACGCCGGTCAGCTACTGGATGAGCATCCCGCTGAGAGAACTCAGGCGATGGATCGATGTGAGTAACGAATTCATCAGAGAAACCAAGGAATAAGGGAGGAGGGTCACGGTGGCCGGGTTTAAGGAATACCAGATGCTGTTTCAGCTGAACGCGAGCATGGGAGGCGGCTTTCAGTCCACCTTCGCATCCGGAACGAACAGCGTTACGCAGCTGCAGGAGAAGATCAACGCCCTGAATAAAACCCAGAGTGACATTGCCTCCTATCAGAAACAGCAGAGCGCTATCGAAAAGACCAAGTCCAAGATCGATCTGTATCAGACTCAGTTGCAGAACCTGCAGAACGCGACGGCGAACACGTCCAAGGAAGAAGCGGAGCTTGCAAACGCGATCGCAGCCAAGGAGAAGCAGCTGACGGATGCCACAGCAAAGCTGGATCAGCAGAATGCCGCGCTGAGCGAGACCGGGCAGGCGCTCCGGGAAGCCGGCGTAAATACCAGTGATCTGGCCGGAGAATCCGAACGGCTGAAAGCTGAAGCGGCCGGAGTCGCCCAGGCCCAAAAGGAAGAAGCCGAGGCAGCGCAGGAAGCGGGAAAGAGCCTGAAGGACGCGATGGAAGGCGCGAAAGCCGCACTGGAAGCAGCCGGGATCGTTTCCGCACTGAAGGAAATCTACGGCGGCCTGATGGACTGCTCCTCCGCTGCGGCGCAGTTTGAAACGTCCATGGCCGGTGTGAAGCGTACCGTTGGCGGCAGTGATGGATTTATAAAAGACCTGGGTGAAAACTTTAAGGAAATGTCCACCCAGATGCCGATCACGGCCAACGAGCTGGCGGGGATCGCGACCACTGCCGGACAGCTGGGCATTGCGCAGAGCAATGTTGAGGGATTCACAACGGTCATGGCCAAGCTGGCCACAACCACAGACCTGACCGCGGACACGGCGGCTACCATGCTGGCGCAGTTCTCCAACATCACCGGCGTGACCGATTATGACCGGCTCGGATCCGCGGTCGCCTCCCTGGGCGACGCCACCGCGACAACCGCTTCAAAGGTGGTTGAAATGAGCCAGGGCATGGCCGCATCCGCGAGCATTGCCGGAATGAGCTCCACGGATATTCTGGCCATCGCCGCGGCGGTTGGTTCTCTTGGTATCGAAGCCGCATCCGGATCGACATCCATGAGCACTCTGATATCTACCCTGTACAAGGCAACGGAAACCGGGGAAAAGCTGGATGACTTCGCATCGGTCGCCGGCATGAGCGCGGAGGAATTCCGCACCGCCTGGGGCGAGAACGCTGTCGGCGCCCTGGATGCCTTTATCCAGGGACTGAACGACACCGAGCGGAACGGCCGGTCCGCAGTCGTGATCCTGGATGAGCTGGGCATCAATAATGTCCGGCAGACGAAAGCGATTCTGGGCCTTGCGTCCGCCGGGGATCTGCTGAGCAACACGGTTGCGCAGGCTAACACGGCATGGACCGAAAACACCGCGCTGACTGAAAAGGCTGCCGTCATGTACAACACAACGGAAGCCAAAATGACAATGATGCAGAACGCGGCGAACAACGTTAAAATCGCCATTGGCGATGCGTTGAACCCGGCAATGTCCACGGCGTATGAGACGGCGACCAACCTCCTTCAGCCGATCGCTGAGTGGATTGAGAAGAACCCGGCGCTGGTGCAGGGCGTGACCGCGTTTATCGGCGTGCTGGGCCTGGCCACCGCAGGGGTTGTCTCCTATACGGCCTACACGAAGCTGGCGGCTGCCGCGAGCGCGATCTTTGCCGGGAGTATTCCTGGAATCGGGATCATTTTGGGCGTTGCCGGAGCCGTGGGCCTGCTGACGGCAGGACTGTCCGCGCTGGCCGGCGCCAGCAATGAAGCGTCCGTTTCCTTCGAGGATTTGGACAGCGAATATGACAACCTGCAGAAGCAGTTCAATGACAACAAAAAGACGCTGGAACTGGTCGACACATACAAGGAACTGAACGAGCAGACGAGCAACCTGCAGAAGCTGCTGGACAATGACTTCTCCACGGAGGTCAGGTTTACCGGAAAGGTTGGCGACGCGGACAAGCTGAAGCCCTCCGACTTCGTGGACAGCACGACGGTCAAGCTGACCGCTGAGCAGGCAAAGCTTCTTGCCGCCAACAGCTTCCTGGACGGCGCGGTTGTTACGCTGACGCCAAAGCAGGCTGAGTTCCTGAAGGCACAGGGCTTTTTGGAGGATGAAACCGTCTTCCTGGATCCGAAGGAAAAAGAAAAGATGGATGCCGGAGAGTTCGTAGACGGCGCCACCGTTTACCTTACCGGCGAAATGGCCGGCGCTCTTGCTGCCGAGGATTATTTTCCGGATGGAACAACTGTGCAGCTGACCGCCGAAAAGGCCGAAGCACTCCACGCATCTGATTTCATGGCCGATCAGGTGGTTGAGATCACAGCCGAAAATGGGAACACGCTGACAGCCGCGGACTTCGGACTGAGTGACCAGACGGTGAAATACCTGGCCACCATGGACAATGCCAGCTATGAAAGCGTGAAATCTCAGGCCGAAAGCCTGAAGAGCCAGATCACTCAGGTTGACTCGCAGCTGACCACTGCCCGGAATGCTCTGCAAAAATCCATTGAGCAGGCCGGCATCCTGGAAGAGAAGATCAACGGGACGAAGAACCGGAAACAGAAGACAGCCCTGCAGGAGCGGCTGGACAGCCTGAATGAATCCATAGCGACTCAGCAGGGAAACATCGATCAGCTGGAGGAACGGCATGCTGCGCTGTCCGCGGAGTACGGAGTGGTCGGCACCGCAGCAGAGGAGCTGCAGGGCAAGGAAGAGGCCCTGACGGCCGCGAAACAGGCACTTGCCGACGCAAGTGACCGCGTAGCATCCGCCAGCGGTAAGACTGCTGAAGCCTTTGACGTGGAAGCAGAAGCAGCGGCCAGGGACGCGGAAGCGCAGTTGGCCGTGATCCGGAGCAAGATGTATGAGAACATCCGGGAGCAGACCAAGTCCTACGCCAAGGCGACCTCGGAAGCGGCGGAAGCCGAGGATAAATACACCGATGCCGTTTTTCGGAACCAGACAGCCCAGAAATATTCGGGTAACGGAATTGAGGATCTGAACGCCAACTATCAGACCCTGCTGAAAACGCTGGATGATATGGAGGACGCTGAGGGATTCGATCCCACCAGCACCGATTATCAGACAGCTGTAAGAGAAGTCGAAGCCCTGGCCAACCTGATGGATGACGCAAACATGGATCTGCAGCAGTACGCCGGGCAGAACATCGACTGGGTAAAATCCTTCGGCGACATCGAGGCGTATGAGGGATCCTGGTCCACGTTCATGCAGGAGCTGTCCGAGGGAATTGTTGAGTACAGCTCGCAGGTTCAGACCGCAGAGAAGACACAGAACGATTTCATTGATAACCTGGTGGCCGGCGTTGAATCCGGAGCGATGACCATTGAGGAGCTGGAAGCCCGGGTCCGGGAAGCTGCCGGAAACGAAGCGGACGCGGAAGCTACCGTGGCGGCGATCATGGATGAAGTGAGAGCCGGCGTCGAGGCGGCCAAGGAATCCAAGGAAGAATACGCGGAGACTTCGGAAGAGGTTGCGGAGGGCGCCGGTCCGGAAGTTCAGGCGGTTGAGAGCATCATCGAGAACCTGAAGACGCTGAAGAAGGCCTACGAAGATGCCTACAACAGCGCCTACAGCAGCATGAGCGGCCAGTTCGGCTTGTTTGAAAGCGCCAAGGACAGCATCAATAAGATGACCAAGGGCGCCAGCGGCGGTATGAAGGGGATGCAGAAATCCCTGGAAGAGCAGGCCACTTACATCGAGCAGTACAGCAATAACTATGCCGTGGCCAGCGCGAACATGGAAAGCGCCGGCGTCTCCCAGGAAACCGCAAACGCCATGCTGAACAGCCTTGCTGACGGATCTGTGGAGTCGGCACAGTACCTGCAGACGCTGGCAGCTGCGTCCAATGACGAACTGACTGCTCTGGCTACCGCGTATGAAACCCTGCAGAAGCAGAAGGAAACCTACGCGGAGACCGTTGCGGAGATCCAGACGGACTTCTCCGACAGCATGACCGAACTGCAGAACCAGCTGACGGAAACCGTGGAAAGCATGGATATGTCCAGCGAAGCTGCCGCCAACGCGAAGGCCACCCTGGACGCCTATATCAACGCCGCGGACGGATACGGAGCGCTGGCAAGCCTGAAGTTCGGGGCCGTGGCGGCGGCCGCTGTAGCCGCGCTGAAAGCGAAGCTGGGCAAGCTGTTCGGCGGAGGGTATGCGCGAGGCACAGAGGACGCAAAGCGTGGACTGGCCTGGGTCGGTGAAAACGGACCGGAGCTGATGTGGTTCAATGGCGGCGAACAGGTGATGAATCACAATGATTCCGTTGCCTACGCGCAGAGCCATCTGAATTCGGAAAGCGCTGAGCCTGCGGAGTCCATATCCGGACACGGCTTCCAGAGAGAAGGAAACCTGTACACGGTTGATTTCTCCCCGGTTTATAACATCAGCGGATCGAACGCGGAGGAAGTGCGGAGCGTGCTGGAAGAGCATGACGCGAACATGCGCGAGCAGATTGAATCTATCATCAATGAGATCAGCGAGGATGAGGAACGGAGGTCGTTCGCATGACCACATACACAACCCAGAGCGGGGACATGTGGGATCTGATTGCCTACCGGCAGACGGGGAACCTGGAGCAGATGGAGAACATCATGAAGGCGAACCCGGAATACACGTCCACCTACATCTTCCCGGCCGGCGTCGTGCTGAATATTCCGGATCCGTCTCCGGTGAACGTGGCGCTGCCGCCGTGGAAGAGGTGATCGCATGGCCACTTATACCGGCGGCGTAGGCTCAAGCGGGAAAAACCTCGGCGGCGGCGTTTACGACATCGGGATCACGCTGGCCGCCGGGGAATACCCGGTCAAGGTCCGGTTTGACACCAAGTCCGGAGGAGCCTACTGGACAAACCGAGTCACAAGCGCGAAGCGGTCCGCAACCATCTCGCTTTGTGGAGGAAGCGGCGGCAATCCGTCCGTGACGCTTGGCACGATCACACTGGACGGCGGTCGGTCCAATGTCAATACACCAGAATACAGCATCGAAGGGAGCGCCCTGGCCGGGTGCTCCCTTTATCTCAGTATTAACAACGGCAGCGGCGGCGTGAACCTCCGGAACTACTGTGCGATCACAGTAGAGACTTCCGGAGGCGGCGGCACACAAGAGGAAACAGAGCAGGAAACCGTACCGCCGTTTTCTCCGGATGTTTATAAAAAGCTGCTGCCGACAGTCGGATATGACGGAACCTTCCTAAATCTGGCCAGACGGGCTACGTGGCAGATCAAGGTTGAGGGCGTGGACTGCACAGCTGAAATCGAGAAGAACCTGATTTCCATCGATATCACGGACAACGAGGAAGACGCCGCGGACGATCTGCAGATCAAGATTTCAGACCGGGACGCCACCTGGCTGCAGAAATGGCTGGATGATACCATCCAGGCCGGAGCCAAGACCAAGGGACTGAAGTTCCAGGTCTGGATCGGGATGCGTACGGATTCCGGCGCTGTTACCCAGCAGAAGGCCGGCACCTTCATCCTGGATACGGTGAAGCACAGCGGTCCTCCGGCGGTGTGTGTGATTAAGTGCCTGAGCGTGGATTACGCCGGGGGCATCCGGACGGAAAAGCGGGACTACGCCTGGGAAGGATACACGCTGTACGGCATCGCTGCTGATATCGCCAAAAAGGGCGGTCTGAAGCTGCTGTACTGCACGGAAAACAATCCCAAGCTGTACCGGAAGGAACAGGATCAGCAGACGGATCTGGAATTCCTGGTAGATCTGTGCCATGACTACGGGGTTTCGATCAAGATCACGGATGGCCAGATGGTGCTGTTTAAGCGGTCCCAGTATGAGGGCGATGACGCTATCGCAACGTTTAAATACGGAGATGGAAGCTACCTTAAGTGGGACGTCAGTACCGGAACCGGTGATGTAACCTATGACAGCTGCACGGTGAAGTATTACGATCCGGAGACAGCGAAGCTGATCACTGGGACATACAAAACCGCTGAATATGACAAGAACGACGATGATGAGCACCAGGAACTTGTGATCTCCGATATCCGGGTAAAGTCCATCGCGGAAGCGGAGCAGATCGCGGAAATGAGACTGAAGCTGAAGAACCTGTTCGAACGAAAAGTCAAGTTTACCGTTCCCGGAAACCCGCAGATGATTGCCGGGATCCCGGTTGTGCTGTCCAACTTCGGATACTGGAACGGCAAATATATGATCCGAAAGGCGAAGCATACCATCACCAAGAGCGGATACACGACCCAAATTGAACTGCGGAAGATCTGAAAGGAATGAGACGATGGCGGCAACAGGCAACGCGATCCGGATCGGCATTGTGTCGGACATCTGGCCGGACGGGCACTGGGTGAGAGTCATCTATCCGGATCAGAAGGACATGGTCTCAGGATGGCTGCAGGTGCTGGACTGGGGCGGCGGCTGGTGCCCGGTGATCAACCAGAAGGTGCTGGTGGCGTACGTATCCGGAAAAGACGCGAACGGATTTGTGTTAGGGGGGATTCCATGACGATCGGCGCACTGGGGGATGTGTCCTTCTATGTCAGCGACAAGGCAGCGCAGACCTTCACGAACATGAAGTGGAAGAGCTCGGCGAAATACTCCACGCATGAACTGCACATGAAAAAAGGAATCCTGGAGCTGACCGGATACGATCCGGATGAGCTGAGCTTCAGCATGAAGCTGTCCGCTTTCCTGGGCGTGAATCCTCGGAAGGCCATGGATCAGCTGGAGAGCATGAAGAACGCCGGAAAGGTGGTTCAGCTGGTCCTGGGAACAAAGATCATCGGAAAACGCTGGGTGGTCAAGGAGATCAGCCGGACGTTTGACACCTTTTACAAGGACGGAAGTCTGGTTGAAGCATCGGTGGACGTCAGCCTGACCGAATACAGCTGAGGAGATGAGAATCATGATCTATACGGTGGACCTGAGTCAGAAGATGGATCTGCAGATCATCCCGGAAAGCGAAGAACAGGCGATTCTGCAGGAGCTTTACTGCCTGCTGACAACGGCAGTGTCCGAGGTTCCGTGCTACCGGAATTTCGGGCTGAATATGAGCTATCTTTCCCGGCCGCTGGATGTGGCCAAAACCATGATGGCCGCCGCCATCGCGACAGCGATTGCCGAATTCATGCCGGAGCTGACGGTGGCCAATATTCAGTTTTCAGCCGGCGAAAATGCAGACGGACTGATTCCGAGGATCGAGGTGAAAGACAGTGAGTAGAGAAACGGAGCATCAATTTTTCAGCGCGGATGCCAATACGCTTATCACAAACTTGACAAGCGCTTATCAATCAATTGTCGGCAGGGTGGTGCATCCGGCATCGCCTGAGAAGCTGTTTCTGAGCTGGTTGGCATCCGGATTGCTGGAAGTCTATCAGAAGATGAATTACGCGGCGAACCAGAACCTGCCGAGCCGGGCAACGGGCGAAAACCTGGACGCGCTGGCTGAACTGTTTTATCAGCGGAGCAGGCCGGAAGCGACACCGGCTTATGTCACGATGCAGTTCACGATCAGCGAGACGCAGGACACGACCCTGATCATTCCAGCCGGAACACGTGTGACCAATGCATCCGGATCCCCGGTGTTCGCTACGGTGGAAGATGTGACAGTGAATATCGGTCAGACCTCGGCTGAGGTGCAGGCTGTCTGCCAGACTCCCGGAACCTCCGGGAACGGATACACCGCCGGGCAGATCAGCTCCTGCGTTGATGTGTTCCCGTACTACGCCAGCTGCAGGAACATAGACACAAGCAACGGCGGGAGCGACGCGCCGGGAGACGATGAGTTCTACAACTTGCTGGTCGCGTCTGAGGGCGGCTGGAGCTGCGCCGGGCCAATCAGCGCCTACATCTATTTTGCCAAATCCGTATCGAGCGATATTGCAGACGTGGTGGCCAATACGCCATCCGGAGGTCTGGTGTATATCTACACCCTGATGGCCGACGGGACACCTGCAGATTCGACGATCAAGAACCTGATCCTGCAGACCTGCAATTCGAAGGATATCCGGCCCCTGACGGATCATGTGGTCGCTGCGGATCCGGTGATCACCACCTACAATATCTCGCTGACCTACTACATGAGCCTGGAGAGCGAGAAGAGCGCGACAGAGCTGCAGAACGATGTGGCCGACGCGGTGAATGATTTCATCATCTGGCAGGCCGGAAAGCTGGGAAGAGACATCAACCCGTCCAGGCTGATCCAGATGGTCATGACCGCCGGCGCGAAGCGCGTGGAAGTGGTCTCCCCGGTATTCACCAGGTTGAATGACGGAAGCAACAACCAGGCGCCGGGACTGGCTCAGGTCGGCACCATCACCCTGACCAACGGGGGGTATGAAGAATGAGCGAGCTGAACCGCGAAACCATGATGAGCGTTTACCCGGGCGTATTGGACCGTGACGAGCTTTTCAACGCGCTCGGACGAACAGCCGCGGAGGCACTTGGGGCCGCGTTCATCGACGCGGATAAGGTCGGAATCTATACCAGGATCAGCGAGCTGGACGAGAGCGTTCTGGATATCCTGGCCAAGGATTTCAATATCGGCTGGTATGACTACGATTTCGATCTGGCTACCAAAAGGCGTGTGGTCGCAGCTGCGTTCGCCACACAGCGGGTGATTGGCACCGCCGGAGCGGTCGAGCTGGCCCTGGGGACAATCTGGCCGGAAGCGTCGATCGAGGAATGGTTTGATTACGGCGGCGACCCGTACAATTTCCGGCTCCATCTTCCTGGCAGCTGGACGCAGGAAGGCGTGACCAAAATCACCTGGCTGCTGAATGCCATCAAGAACGCCAGAAGCATTCCGGAGTCCTACATTTTCGAGGGAAAATGGCCACACAATCTTTTTGCCGGCGGTGCCCTGTACACCGACGAGAGCGGAACATACCAGATCCCCTACGCGATTGTGGAAGATGACTGGTATATCGATGAAGACGGATACATGCTGCTGGATGAAGACGGAATTCTGCTGACTGTGGAATAAGGAGGAGGACGAGAAATGATTGCGACCGCACCAAAGCTGACAGAAAGCGGAATGACGCTTCTGACACGGGCCGTCGCCGGAGAACAGATCACGTTCACCACGTTCGTGGTTGGCAACGGTGAGCTGGCAGAGGGTCAGGATATGCGGGAACTGACAGCGCTGATCCATCCTGTGATGACCTTTGCTATCACCGACATGGACGATGAACAGCACGGGGTTATCGCACTGACCGGCGAGTTCGACAATGACAGCGTAACGAGCGACTTTACCTGGCGCGAGCTTGGAATCATGGCCCACGGTGAAGACAATATCGATGTGCTGTATGCCTATTCAAATGACGGTGATTATGCCGGCGTAATTCGTCAGCTGAACACGGACGTGCTGACCATCCAAAAGGTGACAATGATCATCGCGATCGGCGAAGCCGAGAACGTGACGGCGGTTTACAGTCCGCATCGTCAGTACGCGCTGGCCGAGGATCTGCAAAGGCACCTGCAGGCATCCAATCCTCACAATGTCACCAAAGAAGATGTTGGACTGGGGAACGTTCCGAACCTGGCCCCCAGCGATATGACGGTCACGTTTGAACAGGCTGTTAATCAGGATAACATCGCTACGGGCGAGAAGCTGAGCGTGCTTTTTGGCAAAATTAAAAAAGTTTTCGCCAACGCGATCAGCCATATGAACAGCCGGAATAATCCGCACAGAGTGACGCTGGCACAGGTGGGCGGCGCAGCTGCCAGCCACACCCACAGCGCCCTTGACATCAACAGCGGGGAAAATGATCCCGCTCTGCCGGTTACAGCCGGAGGGACCGGCGTCAAAACCATGCAGGCGCTGCGCAACGCCATCGGCATCAACGCGGCCATCGGGATCTATACCGGAGACGGAACCGTGAAACGCGGCATGAACCTTGGCTTTGTGCCGAGCGCGGTGATCCTGTGCGATGAATGGGGCCAGGTCTGGGACGATGTGTCTGGCGTCCGCGGAGGCGTAGCCATAGGCGCGTATGGCATCCGGATCAAGACCAGCACCAGCGCGAATGACGCGACCATCTGGAACGATGAAAAGACCGCGCTGCTGGTCGGTGAGGATACGGAAAACGACTTCGCCGGATTCTGGATCAATTTCTTTACCGGCACGGACGCGGAGGACAGTATCTCCACCAATGAAACAGGCGTGACGTATCATTACATCGCCTACAGATAAGGAGTGGAAGTATGGCAGGACGTAAACTAACCGAAAAACAGCTTGCGTCGGTTGTTAAAAACACATCGAATTTCCTGATCACGCAGCCGGAAGGCGAAACCGGAAACCAGAAAGAAAGCGTCCGGCGGGTGCAGGTCAGTGCGGTCATCGCGGCCCTTCGCGGATTCGGACTGCTGGATGGGTATCCCACAACCCTGCAGGTCAATACAGCCCTTGAAGCATTCGTTAACGGCATTACATTGAACGACGCTAAGGACAAGCTGATCGTTCACTACGGCGATCCGGATGTAACCGACGAAATCCCGATTGCCACCAGCGGCGGTGCGGACCTTTCCAAGCTTCACTGGGTCTGGGATACAGGCACCGGATACCTTCACATGTACGATGAAAACGACGTCGATGTGATGGATCCCGTGTGGATCGGCGGTGGTGGCGGCAGCGGAGGCGGCAGTACGCTGTCTTTCAACATGTACACCAGCCCCACTTTCTCCGTTGTGGAAAGCGCCGGCACGGCGATTATCGATTACAAATTCACATCGGTTGACAGCGAGACCGAAACTCCTACCGGGACTGGTAACCTGGCGATCTACGTGGGCGGCGTCAACGTGACAAACATCACGATTCCGCAGGGCGACCACCAGACCGTGAACGTGTTCCCGTATCTGGACAGCGGCACGAACGCGGTCCGGCTGACGGTCACGGACAGCTATGGCAATACCGCAACTCGTACCTTTACGATCACAAAGGAAAGCTTTAGCCTGAGCTGGAACCTGAGCGATACGAACGTGAACAACGGCAGCGCGCTGGGCTTCTATGTCACGCCCGTCGGAAGCGGTGAAAAGAGCATCTATACGATGCTGGACGGGACCATCGTTGCGACGGATCCTGTGAGCACCAGCGGACGGAGACTGACCAAAAACCTGACGGGACTGACCCACGGTGCGCATACCATCGAGGTATACGGGACCGTGGTGATTGATGGCGTGACGCTGGAAAGCAACCATCTGAAAGCTACGGTGGCTGTGGTGCTGGCCGGTGAAAGCACTCCTGTTATCGCTGTGAAATGGCCGGACGGGCCGCTTACGCAGTACACCAGCGTGAATATCCCCTATGTGGTTGTGGATCCTACGGCCAACCCGGCTACAATCAAGCTCATGGAAGACGATGTGGAACTGAATGAGCTGGACGTGGATCAGACTCAGCAGCCCTGGGCCTACAGACCGCTGACGCCCGGCATGAAAATGGTCAAGATTGTGCGCGGGAGCACAGTGGCGAGCAAACAGTATGCCGTGCAGGGCCTGGACATCAACGTGGACGAGATCACGGACGGACTGGAATGCAAGGTCGATCCAAGCACGATCAGCAATCTGGCCACCTGGTCGAACAACGGATACAGCTTCACCCTGTCGGAAAACTTCGACCTGGTGAATGGCGGCGTTATCGTCGATGATGACGGTATTTACTGCATCCGGATCGCTGCAGGTGACAGCCTGACGCTGAGCTATGACCCGTTCGCCGAAAACGCCATCACAAACGGTCTGGAGCTGAAATTCATATACAAGATCGTGAACAGCAGCAGCAAAACCGCCAGCGGTATCCACAGTCTGAGCAACGGGCGCGGCATCGATCTGAAGGCCAATAACGTCTATCTGTCCGGCAACCTGAACAGCACATCCCTGAGCGTCTGTGAAGGTGAGAAGACGGAGCTGGATATCAATATTCAGCAGAAGACCGATGGCGGCGACAACCTGATGATGATCTGGGAGAAGTGCTCGACCTTTGCCTTTGCCCAGTATGCGGAAGATGAGAACTTCAGACATCCGGAGAACGTGGGCATCACGTTCGGGTGCGCGGACGCGGACGTCTATCTGTACCTGTTCCGGGCCTACCGGCGCGATCTGGAAATCGCGGAAATGAGAGCCAACTACATTGTCGACGGCGCCGACGGTGAGGATATCAATAACCGGAACACCCGGAATGCCATTTATGACGCCAACGGCATTAACTTCAACCTGGTGGCCCAGGCGAATCCTGATATGGACTGCGTGCTGATCAGCGCAGACAAGATGTCCACTGCCAAGAAGAAGAACGGCGGCAGCGTTCCCTGCACTTTTCGTCATCTGCGCGTGAGCGGCGGCACCAAGGAGGCATGGACGGCCACAGGAAGCATGGATCTGCAGGGTACATCTTCCGAGGAGCACGCGCTGACCGCCGGCCCGAACCTCAACTGGCGCATCGATTCCAAAGGCATTACGCTGGATGACGGCACGGTGATCCCGGAGGGCTGGGCCATGCACGGGACAGACAGTATTCCTGTGCGCGAATTTAACTTCAAGAAGAACATCGCTTCTCAGGATCACATCGTGAACCGGGTGTGTGCTGAATGGTATAACCGGTTCCAACCTTCCAGACGGCAGGCCAGGGTCAACGATCCGCGTGTGCGTGACTGCCTTGAAAGTACGATGGTAGCTGTGTTTTTCCAGAACACCAGCGGCAGCCCCATAACTGTTGGCCCTGATATTGTTGAGAACGGTGAAACAATTTTCTTTGGCCTTGGGAACATCTGTTCCTCCAAGGACTGCTATGACACCTTCCAGTATGACGACATCGTGATCGAAGTCAAACAGAATCCTTCCGATGTTGCACGGTTTAAATCCGACGATCTGAGCGGAGACAACTGGGATAACAACTATGAGTTCCGGTATCTGAACGAGAATGTCTACACCAAAGCCCAGGCGAAGGCCCTGTGGCAGGAAGTCCAGACCTTCATCTACAAGACCGACTGGACAGCCGCGACTGGCGACCTGCTCAGCGAAGCCGAGACTATCAACGGCACCACCTATACCCACGATACGGCTGCCTACCGCAAGGCGAAATGGACTTCGGAAGCGCCGAACCATTTCGATATGGACACGCTTTACTGGCACCATATCGACACCCTGTTCTTCCTGCTCCGTGATAACAGGGCGAAGAACATGTTCTGGTCCTACAATACGGCAACCGGAAAGTGGGGCCTGTGGTTTAACTGGGATAATGATACTGGCTTCTGCCGGAACAATAAGGGCTACATCGATATCGAGCCCGGGTACATGGACTGGGACATCATCGGCACGACGGAAGTTTTCAACGCTTCCGACAATGCCCTGTTTACGAACCTGAGGGAATGCAACTTTGACCAGCTTCGGGCCATGTATGTTGACCGGGAGGCTGCCGGCGCATGGAATATCGACGCGATCTATAAATACATCTGTGACAGCCAGAATCAGGTCTGCGAATCTCTTTGGATCGAGGACGCGGAGCATAACGCCATCCGGATCCTGGAGAACATGAACAACGCGACCTATCTGGGACGCGCGACAGGCCGTCTGCAGCTGCACATGAAGAAGTCGCTGATGTTCCAGAAAGCCCTGGTGGACAGCTACTTCACCTGCAGTGCGGCTACCACCAGCCGGGCCAGACTCCGTGCCACCACCCCGACCGTTTGGGCAGGTGTGGCTCCGAGCGGACGCCTGACGCTGACCACCTACACCGACATGTATATCAACATGCTGGCTGGCGCGACTCCGTACCGGGAACGCGCCTATGCCGGCGTCCCTGTGACGATCGACATTGTGGCCAAGCTCGGCGATACTGAAACCTACATCTACAGCGCGGAATGGATATCCGACATGGGCGACCTGAGCGCCCTGTATCTGCAGCAGTTCGAAATCGACCCCATGACGCGTGTGAAGAACGTGATCCTGGGCACGGCAGAGGGCGGCTATTACAACACGGGTCTTCCCTCTATCAGCCTGGCGAACTGCATCAAGCTTGAGAAGCTGAATGTGGCAGGCGTGACCAGTCTGAATCAGAGCCTTAACCTGGGCAATAACCTTTACCTCAAAGAATTCGATTCCAGGAACAGCGGCATTACCGGTATCCGATTCGCGAAGAACGGCCGCCTGCAGACTGCGCTGATGAACCCCATCGCGAGTCTGTTTATGAGCGGCCTGTGGAACCTGGACGAATTCAGCATTGCGAACTATAACAACCTGGGCTCGCTGACCATTGAGAACTGCAGCCAGATTGACGCACTGGCCATTCTGCAGGCTTCGGAAAATCTGGAAAACGTCCGCTTGATCGGCATCGACTGGCGACTGGAAAGCACGGATATTCTGAATTACCTGCTGACCGTGGGCGGTATCAATGACAACGGTGTACCTGTCAATCCTCCGGACGGCGTGTCGGTGCTGAGCGGCAGCGTATGGGTTCCGATCCTCAGGCAGAGCGAGCAGGAAGCCTACGCAGCTGCATGGCCTAACCTGACGGTGAGCTACGGCAGGTTTGTGACACAGCACGCGGTCACCTTCAAAAACTGGGACGGCACCACGCTGTATGTTGAACATGTCGACCAGGGCAGCGACGCAGTGGATCCTGTTGCGGCAGAACTGATCCCCATGCCGACGCGGCCCCAAACCGCCGAATACAGCTATGCCTACCGCGGATGGGACAGCGGTCTTACTCAGATCAGCGCTCCGAAAACGGTCAATGCCACGTACACCCCCACAAAACGTACCTATACCGTCAAGTGGTACTCGCAGGGCACCCAAATGGATGAGCAGACCGTGGAATACGGAGCGGAAGCCGTGTATTCCGGAGCTGATCCTACCTACACGCTGGAAGAGATTGCGCTCGGCTACTACCTCTGGACCGGGCAGTGGGATCAGAGCACGGCGCGCGTGACGGACAACATGAGTGTTAACGCTGTGTTCGAATACGCCAACCTGGGTAATCCCGTCAGCAGCACGGAGGATATGACGGCTACTTATCTTTACGGCCTGAGGCAGCGGGGTTACTCCTACGTGCAGAACGCCCTGCAGGAGAAAGACCGCATCCTGGTACGGCTTGGCTACAGTCCGAGCTTCTCCAATGTGGATGACTGGGAAAGCCAGTCCGAAATGGTATTCGACGGCACAAACTTCATCGACACCGGAATCGACCTGCTGAAGGACGGCATCGCAACCGGCTGGACGCTGGCAATCGATTTCGAATTTACGGCAGCCACGAACAACGCCGTGCTGATGAGCCTGTGGCAGGATGACGGCTACATGGGCTTCAAACTGAGATACAACACTTCCGGAACCGCCGGCCCGACCATGGCCTGGGGTACGAGCAGCTACAACAGCCAGCAGGGTACCAACCGTGAAATTATGGTCCTTCGGCATGTGCCCGGGAGCCAGATGGTTTATTGCTACTCCTCCAACACCGGCGCAATGACCATCGGTCTGACCACGCTTTCCAAAACCATCGACACGATCACGAACAAGCATCTGCTTTTGGGATGCGATCAGGATGACGCCGGAAACAAAATAAATTACGCGGCCGGCATTGTGCACTCGCTGAAAATCTGGTATGCTGACCTCGGCAATTCGGAATGCCAGAAGATCGTGGCCTGGCCGAGAGAGGTGATCTGCGAGGAGCTGACCGGATACGGACAGTTCCAGCTGGCATCGGACAACACCACCTACACGGCCGCGGACTTCATCGCCGCCGGCGAGCTGAACCGGATTCACAGAATGAATGCGACCAGCACGAACGAAGGCGGTTATGCCGAGACTGAAATGGTTGAGTGGCTGACGGACCGCGTTCTGAAGGCGTTCCCGAAGCAGTGGCGCACGCTGATCCGGGAAGTCAAGGTTCCGTATGTGAACCGGGTGAGCAACAATGTCGGCGAAGTGCTGAGTATTGACGCTCAGATCTTCCTTCCTTCTCTGGCTGATGTTACTGTCCAGTCGAGCGAACCGTTTATCTATGAAGGCCGGTATGCTTCCTGGTTCATTGACAATCCGCACCGGGCGAAGTTCCGCGGACACTGGGCACGGGAAGGCGCACAGTATTTCAGCGGGAACACGGATCCTTCTCTGCTGGAACAGAACAACGTCCAGGATGGCGATGTCTGGCAGGATACCGGAAACGGTAGTATCATCAAATTACGGGTTGACGGCGATTGGTTGTCTGCGAGCAGCTTCTGGCTGCGCGGCGCGAGTCTGTCCGGCACGACGTACTTCTGGGGCGTGTACTCCAGCGGCAGCACGTCCACCAACCCCGCGAGCTACGCGTATGGCGTGGTCCTGCGCTTCTCAATCTGATCCGTCCCCCTGGTCCCTCTGGGCGGCGTAAGTCCGCCCAGAGAGGGAACGGGAACCCGCATGGGTTTCCCTTTCCGCGCGAAGCGCGGAAAAATTTTTCGCGAAAAATCGCGATTTTTACGAGGTGGCAAAATGGGAGTTCTGCGAAGCAGACGCGGCCTGGCGTACTCGGAATTCGAAAGGAATATGTGGAAAATCCACATGGATCTGGAGAGCCGGATGCACGCCCTGCCCGTGCGGTACAAAAAGCATATCTGCGATAAGCTCTACGAACCGCTGAACGCCACCTACAACGCCCTCATCATCGCAGACGAACAGAAGGGCAGCGCCCAGGCCGCCAAGGACAAGCGGCAGAAGTATTTCAAACAGGCGATCCAATCCCTGATGCGGATGCAAAAACCGCTGATGACGTTTTTCAACGTACGGGAGGTCGGAGAAGCCGGCGAGGAAGAGCTTGAACGGGCGCTGAACTACGAGATCGCCCTGATCTACGGTGTGGCCGGCTGGCCGAAGGAGGAAAAACCGGTGTTCGTTGTACTGAAGAAGCACAAGTTCAAACAGCTCGCCTTCCTCGGGAAGATGGCCGAGCTGCACCGGTACACCTTCCAGAAGACAGCACACGCTCCGAACGAATGCTTTGACGCCCTGAGCGTCCGGATCGATGACTTCATGACCAACGCCCTGTACGATGTCGTGATGGCCAACGTGAAGGAGCCGAAGACCAAAGCGGAAGCCCAGAAGCGTGACGCCTGGCTGAAGGACGCGATCGACAATCTGAACGCGATGCAGCGGCCCCTGGTCGGACTCTGGAATATCATGGAGTATTCCGAGAAGATCATGGACGAGTGGGCCGGCATGATCGATGAGGAAATCCGTATACTGACCGGGCTGCGGGAAGCGGACCGGAAACGGTATAGCGGCCTGAAGTGATTCAGGCCACAGGCTGTGATCTGTAACGGGTTGTCTGCGAACAACTTCTGGCTGCGCGGCGCGAATCTGTCCAACACGACGAACTTCTGGAACGTGAACAACAACGGCAACACGAACAACAACAACGCGAGCAACGCGAATGGCGTGGTCCTGCGATTCCCATGATTCCAGTAACCATGAATAAGGGTGAAGATAAGAATTATCATGAGAAGGAGCTCACAGCCTTCCGTCAGCTGATTCTCAGCTGCCGGTAAATACATGGCCATCCTGCGCACCATCAGCGTTTGAAGGATGGCACACCGCCCAGGTGTCCTGCATATGGCCGGGAGGACGCTTCTTGCATGGCGGGGTTACGACTGCCTGACCCCGTTTCATTCCCGATGCTATTTACCCGTCAGCACGGCAATCAACCGTTTCATTAGCGGCGACAATAATCAGACGGGACAGGCGCAAGGCCCACCACATCTTTCTGGAGGAAGATCCAATGACGAATCAGGAGCGCATCCAAGCGCGGATTGCCCGGAGCAAAGCCCGGCGCGAGGCCAAGAAAAGAGCCCGCGCCGAGAAGTACGGGCGGCTTGAAAAGGTCATCACCAACCAGCACCTTTTCAAGAGTCTCATGAAACGGAGAAAAGGGACCGACTGGAAACAGAGCGTCATGGACTATGTGTTCCACGCCATCGTGCGGAACAAGCGGACCAAGGACGCGATCTTGTCAGGAGCGCATCCGGAGCCGAGCAAGATCAAGAAAATCACCCTGTATGAGCGCGGGAAGCGCCGGGATGTGCATGCGGTTGTGATCGACAGCCGGGTGATCCAGGGCGTGATCTGCGACAACTGCATCACGCCCCTGACCCAGCCCGGCCTGATCAATGATAATCCGGCCAGTACGAAGAACAAGGGCGTGACCTGGGCGCGGAACAGAATGATGCAGCACATCCTCCGGCAATACCGGAAGACCGGGAACAAGACCTGGGCGCTGGTGTTCGATATCCGGAAGTTCTTCGACAGCATTCCTCACGCGCTGTGCGAGAAGATTTTCCGGGATGTCTACATGGATGAGCGCCTTACTTCTCTGGCGATGCACTTCATCCGGATGTATCAGGTATTCGATGCCAGGCTGACGAAGGATGAGGAAAAGATTGCCAGCCTGGACCGGCTTGAGGGCGTCGGCGTTTCCCTGGGCAGTCAGATCAGTCAGGCCCTGGCGCTGTGCGCACCGAACGCGATTGATCATTTCGTAAAGGATGTATCCGGCGTTCTGCCGTACATCCGGTACATGGATGACGGTCATGCAGAAGGCGGGAAAAAAGAGATGCTGAGCCTTCGGCAGAAACTGTTTGAAAAGGCCGCGGAGATCGGCTTCCGTCTGCACGAAACGAAGACCAGGATCGTGAAGCTCAGCCGCGGGTTTGTCTATCTGAAGATCCGGTACAGCGCAACGGACACAGGGCATGTGATCCGGAGAATCGCCCGGGAAGGCATTGTCCGGATGCGCAGAAAACTGAAGAAGCTGCACAAGCTGTATAAATCCGGACGGGTTTCCCTGGATGACGTGTTTCTGAGTCTGAAAAGCTGGCTTGGAAACGCGAAGAAATACACCTACAGTTACCGGACCAGAAAGCGGATTCTCAGCCTGTACCACAAGCTGTTCCGCAGCTATCGGATGAAAGGGGTGATTGCATGACCTATTTCAAGGTGATCGAGAACCAGGCCGCCGTGGACGCAGGGTATTTGTGGCTGAGATGGAATGCCCGGCACCAGTGCCTCATGGCCTGTGAACCACGGGAAGCGAACTACGCCCAGAGCTACGATGGAAAAACGATCTACCGGATCGGGTGGCTGAATCCGATTCCGGACGGAGCGCCTGTCTATCCTCTGGTCGAAGCCAAGATCATCGACGCGCAGGAATACGCGGAACTTATCGAGATTCTGCCGGACGAACCGGTGCCGGAACCTCCGGAGCCTGAACCGGAACCCGAACCCCAGCCGGAGCCGGAACCTGAACCGGAACCGGAGCGGCCCATGAGCATCGCGGAAATGCGGGCGGCCATCGCCCGGATGCAGACGGAGCTGAACGGCGCGGACATGACCGCACATGAAAACTTCGCCAAAGATGTTTACTTCAGCATCGGCATCAGACTATTCCAGGCGAAGGAACCCATTGTGGCCGGGGAACAGATCGAACCTGGAAAGAACTGCAAAGAGATTTCAGCGGCGGAAACGCTGAACAAATTAAACGAAAGCGAGGAATGAACCCATGGCAGCAAGACAGATTTTTGTGGTGAACGCGACGGTGGTAGACGCAAACGGCAACTATGCAGTGATGGATGGATATCCCAAGCTCTTTGACAGCAGAAGCTACAGCAACGATATCGCCAAGACGAAGAAACGCGCCCTGGGCGCGGCGGCGGAAATCAAGGGCGTGTTCGCCAAGCGGGATGACCGGCAGATGCAGGTCGTTACCGTAAGCACCGCAGACGGATTTGTCGTTGAGCCGTGGGTTGACGGCGCACTCGCAGAGGTTGAAACCGGTGCCGAATAAGACGCAGACCTGATCAAGGGCCTGCGTTTTAAATTGCAGAAAGAAGGTGGGAGCCATGAATGAGATCCAGCCTATTGAAGGTATCACGCCGAGCGCGTTGTGGACAACGGCAAGCGTGCTGCTGGGTCTTGCTGGGGTTGCTATTATCGTTTTCAAGATTATCGAATTTTGCTGGAAAGCAAAAGACCGGAAGGAACTGAAGGGGCAGACTACAGGCAAAAACATGACGGACGCGATCGCTGATAAGGTTCTGGAAAAGCTGGCGCCAAGGTTCGACGAGATTGATAAAAAACTGGCCGCGGATAAATCGCGGCTGGATAATCACGAAGCTGCGCTGACAAACATCCGAAACTCAAACACGATCATCCGGGATGGCCTGAGGGTCTGCTGTGAAGCTCTCGCCGCCGTCCTGGACCATGAACTGCACAACGGCAATACCGGCCAGATGCAGAAAGCCCGGGACGATCTGCAGACATATACCAATGGACTGATCGGCCGGGTGATCGAATGAGCCGCGTAAATCCACGGGAACAGTTTTCCAAAAAGCTTGCAGGCCGGGCCGAATGGTTCTGGTTTTTTTATATGCTCGTTCTGGCGGCGGTAATGGTTCTGCAGCCGGATGCCGCACTGCCGGCGGTGTACCTGGGGATCATGGTGACCGGTGTGATGATTGTCTCTGTGTTCGCCTACACCAAGAACAGCATCGATGAAAAATGGTTTTACTGGCTGGCCGAGATTGCGAAGGCGGCCGCCGGAAAGAAGGGAGACGATAGCCATGAAGAAGTAAGCGAGGAAGAAGAAGGGGGTAACGGATAATGATCAGCGCCTCAAAACTGGCCGAGTCTGCTCTGGAATGCCTGGGCTGGCCATATGAAAGTCCGGGAAGCAACGACGAAAAAGGGATTGACTGCTCCGGTATCTGGGTGAGGGCCTTCCAGGCACAGGGTGGCTACATCTATCACGGGAGCAATACCATCTTCCGCAAATACTGCACGGAGACCGGAAAGCTGACGAGCGCTTCCCAGCTGCAGGTCGGCATGGCCGTGTTCAAGCGGAAGGACTGGACGGACAGCGAGACCGACAAGAAAAACAAGTGGTACGGGAGCGAGCCCGGGAACCTATACCACATCGGCATGGTGACCAGCGTGAATCCGCTGGTCATTACTCATGCGACCACTCCGGTCTGCAAGCAGGATTTCAAGATCGGCAACTGGACCTACTGGGGTAAGGTGAAGGGCGTGGACTACAGCGGATCTGCAGATCCCGCTCCCGTGAAGGTGTCCGGAAAGACCATGTACGTCTACGCCGCGAGCGGAGAAACGGTGAACTTCAGAACCGAGCCCTCTTCGAAGAAATCCAGGATTGCAAAGATCCCCGTCGGGGATCAGCTGACGGTCTACGAAAGCCAGGGCAGCTGGTCCAGGGCTGAGTGGAAGGGAAAAACCGGCTGGATCATGACGAAGTATCTTTCCGAAACGAAGATCAAGCCGACGGTCCTGCCTGGAACCTCCGCCACCGTCTGGTCTGAAAACGGAAAACCGGTGAAGCTGCGGAACCGGCCGAGCGCCAGCTCCTCCCTGTATGACGAGATTCCGATCAATACCATGGTTACCTTGGCTGAATACGGGGATACATGGTGCAAGGTGAACTATGGCCACCGTCACGGGTGGTACATCATGACCAAATTCCTATCCTGGGGTTGAAAGGAGATTCAAGATGACAATCGACCTTACTCAGATTATTCTGGCAGTTATTACCCTGATCTTTGGGCTGATCACCCGGTATGCCATACCGTGGATCAAGTCCAAGTTGGACGAAAGGCAGTATGATGTTTTCAATGGGCTTGTCCGCGTAGGTGTGTTCGCCGCTGAACAGCTTTACGCGACCAACCAGTGGAAGGAGAAGAAGCAGTATGTGGTGGATCTCCTCAAGGAAAACGGATACGATGTCAATACCATGGCTGTGGATGCGCTTATCGAGTCCACCGTGAAGGAACTGAAAATCGAAATGAATAAGTGACCAGGACATAAAAAGACCGCTCTCCTGCGTGGAGGGCGGTTCTTTTTTTATGTCTACAGTGCATGTCGCGCGGCAATGCCCCGGATTTTGAAAAAATCGGCCCGTCCTGCTCGTTTGCACCTCTGGACGAGTTATCCACCATCTGAACGTCAAAACGCGAGGAAGGGGCATTTTTGAGGGAATTACGGGATACTTCCGGATTCACCGGTAAATCGGAGGATGATGTTAAACAGCATCCGGTTTATGGTTTCATCCGAAACAGCATTCAGTCCGTCCGCGATCGCTGTCGCTTCCTCCGGTGACATCCATCCAAAATCATCCCGCCGGATTCTCAGCACAACCGCGTTCCGGACAACCGGGCTCCCGTGCTCATCCGCGCCGTAAAGCCAGGACGCGATGGGATTGATGGCGCTGTACTTTCCGTAGGCGTTTTCATCACAGACGGCCACATAGCCTTTCGGCAGACGGCCAGGATAAAGCGGAACCAGCTGCAGCATGTCACAGTCAATCAGCCGGCGAGCGATGCCTGAAAGAGATTCCTTGCTCTTTGCTTTGACAGGTTCCGCTCTTCTGGTTTCGCAATTCAGCAGGACGCAGTATTTCACAGCAATCCCTCCTTCCTCTGGATCTCCCGCAGGTTCTCCCAGTTATCATCCCAGTAATGGGTGCGATCCTTGCAGTCCTGCTTGTTGTCGTACAGGTCGTGCTTCCGGCATCCGCGGTTATGATCACCATATCCCACGTCCACCCAGCGCAGCTGACCGCCGCGTTTCTGGTAGATCCCGTACTCGGTGCCATCGCGGACCGGAAAGATGTCCAGTGGGTAGACCTTGATTACCTGTTCGCCTTTCAGCGTGGACTGCAGATAATAATATTCGCCGTCATCCAGATCCGGATCCGGAGGGTTCGGCAGATACCATTCGATCATCTGCCTGGTGCGGTCATCAATCATGATTGCCTCCTCATGCAGTCACTATCGCGTAGTAAATCGCGCTGGCCGGGATGTCGTGCTCCGAAGCCAGCAGCTGAATCGTGTTCTCCCGTTCACCTGGGAAAGTGCCGGCCAGAGAGTAGCGGAGCAGCTCTCTGCCGGCATAGAAGAAGACCAGCCATTGCTTCTTCATCCTCAGTACCTCCCGTCATCGTCAATCAGATCCACCAGCTCCCGGAGGATCTTAATCGCTCCTGCATAGTCTGTCTGCTGGACGCGCTCCCAGGCGTTATTGTAGTCCGTGATCCGGCGTTCCTTCTGCATCTGCATCCGGACAGCGCCGAGGATCCAGTAGATGTTCCCGGAGCTTCCGCAACTCCGGAAATGGATGACTGCCTTGGCCATCAGGCATCACCTCCTTTCACCTTCCGGTAGGCTCTCATCAGCGGGGCCGCGTTCAGACCAAAATCCTTGTAGCCTTGGGAACAGGTCCGCATGTACGCCAGGCTCGGTTCCTCGATCCGGAAGCCGTCGTTCATGATGTAGACCAGCGCGTCCTGGTAATTATCCTCGGTATCATCGCCCTGGCTCTTCCGGATATTCAGCAGCATGCTTTCTTTCCGGTAGAACCTCGGACAGCCTTCATAGCGGTCCAGGTGCTTTTCGTCCTCATCGCTGATTGCCCAGACGCCGACTGGAACGGAGGATCCTTTCTTCGGCTCGATCGTCAGGAAGCCCCGGCGAAATGCCAGCTGGTAGTTCGGGATCCGGGAGACGCCAACCGGCACCGCATCCGGACACCGGAAAGCCATCTGGTTCTTGTTGAGGTTTGATCCGTAGGCGAGATAGTATTTCACGTTCTGTCCTCCTTAATCAGTTCGAAATCGACATATCCGTTGCAGTCGGCCCATTCATCAGCCAGTTCCCAGGCTTCGTGTTCGTCCCATGCCAGGAAAGTCTTGTAACGGAAGACCGCGTGGCCGGGACGGTACATCTTAAAAAGGTAAGTCCCCAAAATCGTCATCGTCTTCATCCTCCGTGCATTCGCTGTCGATCCTTGCGTTGATTTCCCCGATGATTGTGTCGGCCAGATCCTCTGTCAGGTAAGAGGTCAGGACATCCTTCAGGATATCGTCCAGGGCTTCGCGCCATACGTAACTGCACATGATCATCATCCTTTCTGCCGGCCTTTGGCCCGGCCGGCGTGGGTGTTCTATCCTCAGGCGAAGGCGGCGGTCAGGTGCTGACGGGCGGTGGCGTATTCCTTGCCCCGCAGCTGCAGCCGGTTCGTCAGGAAGTTCTTCATGATCTTGGCCTTCTGCTCTTTCGTGAAGTCGGTGGTGTCCTTGAAGAACGGCACCTTCTCGGCGTTGATGGCCCAGGAACTCATAGCCAGACAGAACTGAATGTAGGCCTTGATCTTTCCGGCGTGGGTCGTTCCGTTGAACAGCCTGAATTCTACGGTTCCTTTCGTGTACAGGGCGTGAAGGTTCAGTCCGCGGTACCGAGCGGAGCAGTAGTGCTGATGGTCGATTCCTCCGCGGTATCCGTTGTTCAGCTGGGAGTAATAGATCCGCTCCAGGGCCGCCTTGGTGTGTTCGCCCTTCCGCATGGCCTTCATCATTTCCTTGCTGGCCTTCTGGCACCAGCGGTTCGCCCGGTCCTGATTCTGCAGGGCTTCGTAGAAGAGATCCTGCCGGCCGGTGAAGAGGTTCACCAGATTGATCAGGGAGTCCGCTGTGTGGTTCGCACCGTCCACATGGACGTGGATTCCGCAGGAATCGTTCGCGATGGCGCCGGCTTCCCGGAGCTTCCGGACGATGTTCTGCAGGTCATCCAGATCGTCGTACTGAAGGATCGGGCTGACTACCTCGCAGCTGAACTCATCGGACACGGCGCGATGGGTGCGGGTCTCGCAGCGGATGGATGCATCGCGTTCGCACTTCCAGACGCGACCCTTCTGATCTTTGGCGCCCCAGATGTTGTAGCATCCCTGGCCGATGAAGTAGGCGCTGGTTCCAAAATGTTCGGCGATGACTTTCGCGGCGTTCTGGCGGGTGACTCCGGTGAGTTCGATTTCGATTCCGAAATTCTGATTCTGGATGGTGGTCATGGTCTTTATCTCCTTTCCTTAGTGCAGCCGGACGATGTTCTTTCCGACGGTGGTGACGGTGTACTCGAAGCGGGTTTCCTTCCAGATCCGGGTCACTTTGGCGATCCGGTCGACCTTCATCTTCGGTTTCCCGAGGTGACGGCGAACTGCGGGGATGAGGATCTTCTTGATCTCATCGGAAGTGACGTCCTGTGTCCGGGTCCGCGCTTCCTCGTTCCGCTCCATCTCGTACTGGATGTGGCGGCGATCGCGGCGCGTGTCCTGAGCGGCTTCAGCTTCTTCGCCTTCCAGGTACCAGTCCGAATCCCTGTTGGCACCGATCCGGAAGAAGATCCGCTTTTCGATGACTTCCAGGCGATTGTTCCAGATGATGGTGTCCCGATTGAAGCCCTTCGCGTTGATGACCCGCTCGTCGGTGCACCGTCCGATGGTGAGGACAACCGCGTCGGCGGTATGGAAGTTCTCGCCCCAGATCGTTTCCTTGGTGAGCATGATCCGGATCACTTCCGTGCCCTTCCGAAAGTCGATCTTGGCGATCTCGCCCTGGCTTCCATCCATCGAGGTGGTGTTGATCTGGTACCCGGCGGTCAGGAACTCAGCGACCTTCGCGGAGTAAATGGCGTTGATTTCAGCGGACTTCATTTCGGTTTCCTTCCTTTCGTTCCCGGGGTTCGTTCCTCGGTTCGTGGCTATAATACTACGAAAATCGTAGCAAGTCAAGGGTATTTTATACGAATTTCGTAAAAAATTTTTACGGTATCCGTGTTGACCTACTACGAATCCCGTGGTACAATGGGCGCGAAGCCACAGAAAGGGAGGTGACGAAGTGATACGATTCAAAACGAAGGTTATCCTGGCTGATCGCAGTATGACCCAGCGCCAATTGTGGGAAACAACTGGCATCAGGCCACCAACAGTATCGGCTATGTGCACAGGAACGGCGAAACAGATTCCCGTGGACGTCCTCGATAAAATGTGCAAGGCGCTGAATTGTCAGCCAGGAGACCTGCTGGAATACGTGCCAGATGATCCGGAAGAATAACAAAGGCCCTGGGTGAGGGAAACACCCAAGGCCAAGGAGTACGGTTAACGGTTCTGATTGTTCTGATCCTCCACCCTCTGCAACAGGTCCGACAGTTTGCAGCCGAGGACGTTGCAGATTGTGTCGATTTGACTCAGACTCACACGGTCGACCATTTCATTGTAAAGATCGTTGATCACGTTCTTGTCGATGTTGGTCTCTCGTGCCAGACGCCGCTGACTCCACCGCTTCTCGCCTAAGCGGACGGAAAGTAAAATCCGAATCATTTGACCATGCTCCTTCCTGCAGATGTTAGCATACCGAGGAAATTCTCGCATGAAATCCGGACAAAATATTGATCTGAGGGACAATGTCCGGATTCTGCGGACAAAGGAGCACGAAAAAGAGGGATACCCAAATTCGGGTATCCCCCTTTTTCTGCCTAAGCAGAAGGAATGTCACAAACGAAATATCCCTTGATCATGTAGACTCGGGTGGTTCGTCTGTGTGCCGTGATGTGGAGATGTGAAGAGCTAAGACGAACCATCTGCAGATCTTCGCCCTGTTCCTCCTTTCCTTCAAATTCATCAAGGGAAATGGTGACTTCCCTGTGCTCCTTCGTACAATTGAAGATCAGTTTCAGCCGGCCGTCATCGAATGCGTAGGCACGGATCAGGAAGGCGTCAATCATCTTCTCCTGGAATTCCCGGTCATTGACGTCGCCGTCCCGGAGCATTTCCAGATACGAGAGAATCATCTCCCGGTCGATATCCACTAAGGCCAGCTTCTCCAGGGCTGCTATTCGGCCGGTAAGCTCGTCGATCTCCTGCTGGCGATCCTTGATCCACTTTATGACGATCGGAATGACATCTCCGGATTCCAGGCTCTTTCTGAGGTTATCCCGCTTTTTTGTGGCCTCATCGAGACTGGCCCGGAGAGAATCAATCTCGGCGGTGTTTCGCTCGCTTTCCAGATATTCGATGGCTTTGTCGGCCATCCATTCCAGAAGCTCGTCATCGTTGAGCAGTTGCATCAGCTCTATGACGATTCTCCGCTCGATCTCATCCCTGGGAACGTTTTTCTTATGGCAGCCCTTTTCGTACTTTTTCTTCGTGCAGATGTAATAGTAATGCATATCCTCGTTCCTGGCTGTTCCAGAGATACCGGACATCGGAGAATCGCATTCCCCGCAGTACAGTTTTCCAGTCAGGAGGTATGTGGCCGCATTGCATTTTCGTCTCTTCATCGTTCCCCGTCCTTTCGGCTTATTCTTGACGTAAGTCTGGACTGCGTGAAACAAATCCGGATCCACGATGGACGGAAAACCTCCCTCGATCCGGTGATCCTTGTACAGATACACACCGATGTAGCGCTCATTGGACAGAATCTTGTTGAAAGACGATCTGTTCCAGAGCGCTCCTTTTTTTGTTCTCAGGCCGCGCCGGTTCAGATCCTCCGCGATCCGGATCAGGTGCTCACCATCATAAACCCGCCGGAAGATCTCGCGGACTACCTCTGCTTCCTCTTCCACGACCTCCGCATGGCCATCCTTTCCGCGCCGGTATCCCAGCGGGACGGAGCCGTTGACGATGCCCTTTTCCGCATTGTCAGTCAGGCCGCGGTGGATCTTCTGGGACAGCTCTCTGGAATAATACTCAGCGAAGCCCTCCAGGATCGATTCCATCAGGGCGCCGGTCGGATCATCTGTGATATGCTCCATGGCCGACAGCACGGTGACGCCGTTTTCCTTCAGCGTGTGCTTGTGCATGACGCTGTCGTACTTATTCCGGCTGAAGCGATCCAGGGAATAGACGATCACATACCGGAAGTCCCGCTTTGCTGAGTCCCGAATCATCCGGAGGAATCCAGGCCGCTTGTCAGTCTTGCCGGTGAGGGCCCGGTCATCATAGGTGCGGATGACCTGCAGATCCTGAGCGATGGCGTATTTCTCGCAGGCCTTGATCTGCTGATCGATGGATGCGTCCCGCTGGTTGTCCGATGAATACCGGGCATAGATGACGGCTTTTTCCATGATCAATGCCCAACCTTTTTGCAGTAATCTACGGCCTTCTGTGTTACTGATGCCGTGAAGTTCAGGTCCGTTTCATACATCGGATCATGATACCAGGAGCGGAAGGTGCAGTACAGGTTGCAGCGAAGCTTTTTTCCTGGCACAGGGAAAAAGTCGGTATACTCACCGTCATCGTAAATATCGAATGAGACTAGGAGCTTTCGTCCGTCATCCAGCTGGAATACGCAGCCAAAGCCTTTCTTTTCGATGCACTTACCTGTCAGCAGATAGGTCGAGCCAATGTATTCGGATGCTGTCTCTTCTGTAATCTCCGGAAGATCCACCAGGCAATCAAAAGCATATTCGTCTTTATAACTGCCTTCCGGATAAATCGGCAGCCCGTTATTGAAAACCTTCTCAATCGCCTCGATTTTCTCGTATTTGCTTAACAGCTGATCGAACTCTGAATCCTGGTCTTCAAATTGTTCTGCAAAGGAATAGGTGCCAGAGAACATCAAAGCCACAATCAGTAGTATGGAAAACCATCTGCGAATCATACAGCGTCCCTTCTTTCGGTACATTGTCCGTTTTTTACCTTCTTTGTCCTGATTCCTGATATAATATCCGTACCTTGCCGGCACGGAAAAATACTTAAAGGAGATATCATCATGGAAAAACTGGAAAAAGAGCTGAGGGCTTTGTCCTCAGCTGACCGTGTGCGGCTTATTCGCTTTCTTCGGATTCTGAGAGATAGCGAAGATAACGAATCGCCTCTGCCTTCTTCCGATCAGAAAGACCAGAAATCAGATCAATGATCTCCCTGATCTGCTCGTCCTCTTCAACGGGGACGGGCTTTTCTTTTTCTTCGGAAGAACTACGATCATAAAAATATTCAACCGGAATATCGAGCGCATCTGCGATCTTTTCCATTGTGGAGAAATCTACGTTTTTATTATTCCGTCTGATGATACTGTAAATCGTGCTTTTGCTGATGCCTGTCATGGTCGCCAACGTTCCGGCCTTGATGTTTTTCGCATCGAGCATCTTCTGCAATTTATCTCCTACCATGATTCTGTCCCTCCTTTGCACGCCTTCATTCTAAAGGATATTTTGATTTTCGTCAATAAAAATGTGTGCATTTGCAAAAATTTTTGTTGACAAGTATGCAAATGCGTGTTATTTTAGGCGTGTCAGGTGCGCAAATGCACACTTTTAGAAAAGGAGGTGAACGCCCCGTGTACGACAACCTTAAAGCTCTCATGGCCATGAAGGGTATCACGATCGACGCTCTGGCCCGGCTACTGAATGTCCACCGGAACACTGTTTCTGGAAAACTGGACGGTGACAGTGAGTTTACGTTCGGACAGGCGGAGCTGATCCAAGAAACGATGTTTCCTGAGTACAACAGCAAGTACCTGTTCCATCGGCAGCTCTCTGCTTGAGGAGGACCACCATGCTTGAAGTCGACACAATGCAGATTCCCGAAGAAACCGGGCGGAGGTTCGGAGAGTGCATCGTCGCCGGGCTGCGTGAGTACCTGAAGCAGCCCGGGGCCCGGGAAGCACTGGAAGAACGAACAAGGGCCAGGAAGGCCAGAAAGGAGGCACAGTATGGACGTCAGAGCTTATCTGCAGTATCGGATTGAAACCCGTCAGGCCGCCCGGGAACGTGCCAGGATGATCGCTGAGCGGATCGCCTGCGCAGCCGTCATGATCGGGATCCCCGCTCTCTGGATCGTGGGGTGGATGCTCGGATGACAGACTATCGCGATTACTGGATTGTCAGTCTCGGCGAGCTCTATGTTGGAGGACTCGGGGCCAGCTTCAGCAACTCGGCCTGTGTAGGCTGGGTGCTGACGAAGATCCGGGAGCACGCACACTTCTTCACCAGCCTGGAATCAGCCAGGAGCGCCGCCAGAGCAGTTGGAGGACAGGTATTCAAGGTACAGAAATAGGGCCGCCCTGTTGCAGCAGGAACGGCCCCAGACACCAAAAACCGAAACCATTCTATCAGAAAGGAGAACAAAATTCAAATGAGCGACCTGAAAAAAGTGGATTCCTTCGTGATTGGAGGAACGAAAGCCGGACCGTCCATGCCGGGTCCACACCTGCAGCGGATCATCGGGAGCCGGATCCTGGTCAACATGGAGGATCACACCCTGATGGTGCCGACGAAGGAAGGACCGGAAATCGCCAAGGTCGGTGACCGGATAGTGCTGTATAGCGATGACAGCCTGGGGGTGGAACATGGTGCAAATTCCTGACCATCCCGATATCCGGGAAGCGGAAGCATACGGCATGCCGCCCTACGATGACGATCCGGAGCCGGTGTGTCCGATCTGCGGAGCGGAATGCGAAACCATCTACGTGGACAAGCACGGAGAAGAAGTTGGATGCGAAAAGTGCATCAGCACTGTGAGTGCCAGTGATTGGCAACAGATTAATGAGGAGGATTGAAATGATTCAGCACGGTTACGAACTCGACTTTTCCAAACAGACCTTCGGCGTGATTCTCTACGGAGCGCCTGGCATTGGAAAGACCACCCTCGCCCTGAGCGATGGAAACATGGGAGCCGATACGCTCCTGATCGACTTGGAACACGGCGTGGGCCGGACGAACCCGATTCACCGGATGAACGCGAACGTCCTGAACGCCAGCACCTATGAGGAAGTTGTGAAGGATCTGAATACCGATCAGGCCAAGGCCGCGAAGACCATTGTCATCGATACTGCCGGCAGTCTGGTGGACTACCTCAAGGACTGGGCCATGAGGACCAAGGCTGACGCGAAGACCAAGGCCGGCGCCTTCAACGGACTGAAGGGCTTCGGATACGTCAAGAGCGAGCTGGAAAGCTTCGTCAACAAGATCAAGACGGTCATGAACAAGAACGTGATTTTCATCTTCCACTGCGACGAGAAGGCTGACAAGGACGGAAACCCGATTCAACGGCTACGCTGCGAGGGATCCTTCCGGAACACGGTATGGACCGGCATCGACTTCGGCGCCTACATCCAGATGATCGGCAATAAGCGGTTTGCCTGCTTCTCTCCGGAGGATGAATTCTTCGCCAAGGGATGCCATGGTATCCAGGGCCACATCGAAATCCCGAAGCTGGACGATGGCGTTCCGAATGACTTCATGGCCAAGCTGTTCGATACAGCCCGGAAAAACATGATCGAGGAGAACAACGCCGTTGCCGGCCAGATGGAAACGTACAAGACCACCATCGCCGCGGTCAAAGAGATGCTGGATGGGGTCACCGATCAGGACACAGCAAACGCCTGCCTGAAGGCCGTCGGAGTCATGGATCACGCACTGACCAGCAAGAAGGAAGCCGGCGCGATGCTGAATGCCAAGTGCAAGAGTCTGGGCCTGCGGTTCGATGTCGCGACCAGGTCCTACGTTCCGGCAGGTGATGGACAGTGAAGCTGAAGATCACCAAGACGCTGATCGAGAGCTGGGCCTACACCTTCAACTGCTTTGAGGGCTATGAGGAAGACGCCTACAGCGATTTTCTGAAGACGCTGAACCGGGAAGGCATCGAACCGACAGACGCCATTAAGGCGGGATGGGAATTTGAAAACCTGTGCTACCGCATCGCCAATGGCGAGAAAGTGGTAAACGAGGTTCTGCTGGACACTGTGAATCCCGTTACCGGCGAAGCCCATGAGACCCGGGAGTATCCCCGGTTCTACGAGGGAGCCAAGAAGATAGCGGACATCATCACAGGCGGACAGTTCCAGGTTCCTGTGAGCTGTGACCTGCAGGTGGCTGGACAGGACTTCTGGCTGTACGGGATCTGCGACGTGGTGAAAGCCGGCGTGATCTATGACGTGAAGTACCGGATGAAGAGCCTGGGCTCTGATGACGTGTATGGGAAATATCTGGATTGTTCCCAGCATCCGCTCTATCTGAAGGCACTGCCGGAGGCTGTCCAGTTCGAATATCTCGTCAGCGATGGCACGGACCTGTATGTGGAAAAGTACAACCGGCAGAACAGCAAGTCCATCGAGGAGCACATCTTGAACTTCTGGGCATGGATGAACACGAAGCCGGAATTGCTGAAGATCTACGAGGAGAAATGGGTGGTCTGATGATCGGCAGACTGAAAGAGATGTTCCGCAGCCGTGACGGCTCCGGATGGATCGTCACCTTCTTCACCAAGGAGAAGATTGACGGGGATCGGTTCGATGAGCTGGCCAAGGTTGACTGCGACATCGAGATCAAGAAGCATCGGAAGATCCGGAGCAAGAACGCGAACAGCTACTTCCACGTACTGGTGAACAAGATCGCGGCCGAGACTCCGGAATCTGAGGACGAGGTGAAGGCCCGGCTGATCACCAGCTACGGACCGCTGGCCAGAACATCCGATGGAAAGTATCTGATGTTCATCCTGCCCCGGGATGTGGATGCCACGGACTATTACAAATACGCCGTCCTGTATGATCAGCGCGAGGTGAACGGCGTGACCTGCAACATGTGGAAGGTCTACAAGGACAGCCACAAGATGGACACCAAGGAGATGGCCAGAGTGATAGACGGCGCGATCCAGGAGGCCAAGGCGCTCGGGATCGAGACGGAAACGCCGGAAGAGCTGGCCAGGATGAAAGCAAAGTGGGCTGAGTACGAAGCAGCTCACCCGCAGAAGGGAGACGGCAATGGCTGAATCCATTCTGCAGACCGAGAAAGAATGCTGGTTCTGCTCCGCAAAGATCGGACTGGAAGAACACCACATCTTCGCCGGCGTTGCCAACCGGAAGATCAGCGAGAAATACGGCCTGAAGGTCTGGCTCTGTCACCGGCATCACACCGGAGACGGCGGCGCCCAGTACGATCCGGAGAAGGGCCTGCAGCTGAAGCAGGAAGCGCAGAAAGCATTTGAAAAGATCCATGGCCACGAGCTGTGGATGAAGACGATCAGGAAGAACTACCTGTGAAAGGAGAATCGCAATGAGCGAAAAGAGAGACTACCCCAATCCTGATTTCACCGAGGAAGATGTTCTGGTCGGTGAACCGATGGAAATCAAGTCCGAAGTGATCCTGGATGATCAGCTGATTGAGTACATCCAGAAGTCCGCCTTGTACGATTGTCTGGCCGCTGCGGTCAAGCTCACCGGAGAGGTCAACGAGGATCTCGTGAAGGCGATCACTGGGAACCTGCAGCAGGAAGAAATGGTTCCCAAGAAGGACGCTGACAGCTACTGGAACTTCTACATGCAGGAGATGAAGAAGTCGAAAGATCTTGCGGAGAAGGTGGCGGGCCTGGAACGCGACAACAAAGAATTATTGGAAATCATCAAGCAGAACCACATCGGTGAGTATGCGGAGACAGCAGAAGAGGTGAAGAGTAATGGATAAGACCATGATCATTGGCAACCTGACCCGGGATCCTGAGCTGCGTACGACCAATACCGGGCTGAATGTCTGCACCTTCACGGTAGCCGTGAACCAGCGGCCGACCAAAGCTCAGCGGGATTCAGGGCAGCAGCCACCGGCCAAGTTCTACCGGGTGACCGCATGGCGCGAGCTCGGAGAAAACTGCTCCAAGTATCTGGCCAAGGGCCGGAAGGTGTACTGCGAAGGCACGATCAGCGCGAGCGCCTACATCGGACAGCAGGACGGACAGGCCCATGCAGGGCTCGAATTGACGGCAGACACCGTCGAATTCCTGTCGAGCCGGGGTGACGCCGGGGACAACAGTCAGAGCACTGGAAACGTCTCTCAGGCCCCCGTAGCTGCACCGGCATCTGCACCGCCTGAGGCACCTGCAGGTTTTACCCAGGTGGAAGATGATGATCTTCCGTTCTGATGAACATGGGGCCGGTACCCACTCCGGCCCCTCCGAAAGGAAGTGAGTGCGGATGGCATCCGAGGTGAAATGGATCAAGATCGTAACAGACATATTCGATGACGAAAAGATCCTGCTCATCGAGTCCATGCCGGACGCTGATGCAATCATCGTGATCTGGTTCAAGCTCCTTTGCCTGGCAGGAAAGACCAATCAGAGCGGTGTGCTGCTGATGAATGACAGAATCCCATTCAATGACGAGATGTTGGCTCACATCTTCCGGCGTCCGCTGAATACGGTTCGTCTAGCTCTGAAAATCTTTGAGCAGTATGGAATGATCGAAATCATCAATAACACGATCACCATACCGAACTGGAGCAAACATCAACAGCTTGACACCCTTGAAAAGAAAAGAGAATCACAAAGGAAGTTGATGCAAAAACGAAGGGCAGAGCAGAAAATGTTAGCCTTGTGTGAGGCTAACAGTGAGGCTAACGTTAGCCGCCCAGATATAGAAGAAGATATAGAAGAAGATAAAGAGATATTAACAGACTCTAAAGAGTCTGTTTGTCGGACGGGAGACGTCCGACGCATCACGGAAGCATGGAATGCACTGGGTCTTGGACAGATTGCGAAGCTGACAGGCTCCTCGAAGCGGGGCGGGATGCTCCGGGCCAGGGTGAACGAATACGGTGCGGACACGGTTTTGAAAGCCATTGAAAAAATCCGGAACAGCTCCTTCCTCCGGGGCCAGAATAAGAATGGATGGATCATTACATTTGACTGGTTTGTAAGGCCGAACAATTTCCCGAAGGTGCTTGAAGGTCAATACGATGACAGAAGAACCGAACCCGAGAACGATCCCCTGATGCCGAAGGATCACGTTTTCATGGGATGGTGATGACATGAGAGAAGAAGACGTCAGGCTCCCTGACCGGCTGGCCTACAAGAACATCGAGGCCGAGCAATGCATCCTGGGCGCCGCGATGCAGGACAAGAAATCCCTTGGACTGATGCGGGAGATGAGTGTGGAAGCCTTCACGGAGCCTGAGCACCGGGTTTTGTACTCTTCGATCCTGGAACTGGACGCAAAGAAGCAGAATGTGGATCTGGTAACGCTTCACGCCGTTCTGAGCGAACAGAACAAGCTGGAAATGATCGGCGGGGATCCATTCCTGGTACGGCTGCTGACCATGGTTCCGAGCACGGTGAACACCGGCAGCTATGTCCAGATCGTGAATGACTGCATGGCCCGGAGAAAGATCAAGGAAATCGGTGAGGAGCTGATCCGGAAAAGCGGACACCTGGATGATGACGTGAACGCGATCCGGGAGGCCGCGGCCCTTAATATCCGGGAAGTGAAGGCCGGAAGCGGAGTAAAGCTCATCAGCCAGCAGGAAGCAGTCATCATGACCTATGACATGATTGACAGGGCCCAGAAACGGGACGGACAGGAAAACAACCGGATTCAGACCGGTATCAAACCGCTGGACCGGATGACCGGCGGCCTGAGCGGATCGAAGCTGATGATTATCGGTGCCCGGCCTTCGGTCGGTAAATCGATCTTCGCGATGACAATCTGCATGAACGCCGCGAAACAGGGAAAGCGGGTGCTGTACATATCGCTGGAAATGGAGGCGGAGGAGCTGCTGGAACGCGAGTTCGCCGCGGAAAGTCTGGTACCGCTGACGGAGATCACGAGCGATGAAATATCCCCGGAGAGCTGGATCAAGCTGGCAGAGAGCACCGGACCGCTCAGCACAAGGCCGATCTGTTACTGCACTGAGATTCACTTCGTGGAGGAAGTGCGGAAAGCGGCTTTCAGTCTGTACGAGAACGGCGGCCTGGATCTGATCTGCGTGGACTACATCCAGCTGCTGAAAACGGCCCAGAAGCGGAATAACCGGCAGGAGGAAGTAGCCGACATCAGCCGGAGTCTGAAATGGCTGGCGCAGGAATTGAAAATTCCGGTGATTGCCCTGTCACAGCTGAACCGCGCAAGCCAGAAGGAAAAGCGACCGCCGACCATGGCCGAGGCCAGAGAATCCGGAGCCATCGAGCAGGACGCGAACATCTTCCTGCTGCTGCATGATCCGGATGTGGACGAGCTGAAAAGCGACGATCTGCGCCGGCTGTCAAAAAATCTCGGCGATCAGGGAATGAAGCTGATTTACGTGAATGTCGACAAGAACCGGCAGGGCAAGAAAGGCGTGTTCTACATCGCGTACGACGGCGATCACATGCGCTTCCTGGCGCTGAGTAAGGAGAATCCGCAATGAGAACAGAGGAACAGAAAACCGCTTTTGCGAGGGAGTGCGCAAGGCTCGAAAAAGCCGGCGGCGATGTCCTGGAATACATCGAGAAAAACTGGCCGAGCTACACGCCGCGCGGAACCTGGTTCAACCTGCAGAAGGAATATCTGCACAGGTCGCCGTTTCAGCTGACAGACGGGAAACCGGTTGAGAAGGCGGCTAAAAATCCTGAGAGAAAGGAGGGTAAGAAAGTGAAGAAAAATATGAATCGCAGGGAAATCATTCAGGCACTGATCGAAGAAGTGAACGCCGGGAAAGATGCCTTTGAAGTGCTGAAAAATATGGGCTATGTGACACCCTATTACGCGCTGCGTGACTTCAAGATCTGGGCGGTGAATAACGATCCGGATCTGAATGAACAGCTGGCCGGGATCTCGGTGCGAGCGCCGGAGAGAAAGCGTGTACAGGCCAAGCCAGCGCCGGCAAAGAAGAACCCGAGCGAGACCAAGGCCAAGGAGCAAAAGCCCCCGGAAACGGTTGTACGCGACGGGAAAGAGTATGAAAAGTTCGAACCTGCACCGAAACAGGAAGAGCCGGAGAAGATACCGCAGGCCGCAGAGCCAATGCCGGTCACGGTCCAGGAAAAACAGATCACGACCTGCTGCGCACCAGCCAGAGAAAGCGGCGTGACTGTGCCGGATGAAATTCCGGAGGAAACAAAGAAGGATGATGCCTTCAAGAAGGTTGCGGAGGCCATGAAGAAAGTGGTTTATACCGGAAAAACTGATTCGGAGCCCATGGAAGTTATCGGCGTCCGGAGCCGGGTGAAGGGCTACTACATGAAGGCCGATGTAAAGATTGATTCCGGGTTTGTGCATCTGATCTGGCGGGATCTGATGACCAAAGAAGAGCGGTCCATCGGGCTGTCGGCCGAAAAATGGTATCAGCTGGCGGAGGAAATCCCGCAGGCTATGAAACAGCTCGGATTCTGAACGAAATCACAGGATTTCATGCAAGTACAGATTAACGAAAAAGGAGACGAATAATTATGAACGAGATCGAGATGCTGCCGGTTGAGATGCTGATGCATCATCCGGATAATCCCCGAAAGGATCTGGGAGACCTGGAAGAGCTGACTGCATCGATCAAGGCCAACGGGATCCTGCAGAACCTGACCGTGGTCCGCCCAGCAAACTGGAAGGCCGATGATGGGGATATCTACTGGGTGCTGATTGGTAACCGCCGGCTGGAGGCGGCGAAGGCTGCGGGGCTGGAAGAGCTCCCGTGCCAGATCGTCCGGATGGGCCACACGGAGCAGATCGCCACCATGCTGCAGGAGAACATGCAGCGGTCCGACCTGACGGTGTATGAGCAGGCCAAAGGCATCCAGATGATGATGGATCTGGGCTTCGACAAGGATCAGATCGCGGAGCGGACGGGCTTCAGCCGGAGCACGATAGAGCGCCGGCTGGCGGTGGCCACGCTGCCGGAGAAGGAAGCCAAGAACGCCGTCGAGCTGGGATACGATCTCCTGGATCTGGTGGAGATCAGCAAGATTGAGGACAAGACAGTTCAGAGGGGGCTTCTGAGTAACATTACCCGGTGCAATGACGGAAGCGGCCGTGTCGACATCAACAATGTGCGGCAGCAGATAACCATTGCAAAGCGGAGCGAAGAAAGGAAACGCGAACGGGAGCGGCTGCTTCCTGAGATTCAGAAGTTCGCCGTGGAAATGTCCGAAACCCAGGCCAATCAGAGATACGGCAGCGGATGGGTGCATCTGAACAAGTTGGATGTAAGGCTGGAACCGGACGCAACGGTCAAGGTCCCGAAGGAAGAAGGCAAATATTACTATTACGATTCCTATGGCACGATTGAGATCTGGCAGAAGGCCAAGAAAGAAAAGCACGTAAAGACGGATCGAGAAATCGCCATGGAGAAGAAGCAGCATGACGCCAAGGAACTGAACGCCAGGATGCGGGAAAACCGGGTTGCCTATGTGGCGAGCTGGAAGCCCACCCGGATGCAGGAAGCTGGTTTGAAGACAAAGCTCTGGCAGTACGTGTTCGACAATGTCAGCTCCTACGATAACGGCGCCTTCCAGATCAGCTATCACAGCTGGAACACGAACCGCTTCCGGCAGTTCTGCGGAATGCCGAAGGAAGAGGAACGGGATGGGAAAGAGACGATCTATGCGGAAATAGCCCGGAGAGGAATTCCGCTTGGCCGGGCTATTCTGGCGTGGATCCTCTGCGGAGGCGTTCGCGAGGATGACCGGACGGGATACGCAAGCGAGTACAACGGCGAATACCGGAAGGATGAGGACATGGACAAGGTGTACGCCATCTTGATCGACAGCGGGTACCAGCTGAGCGAGGAAGAACAGCAGTGGAAGGACGGAACGCATCTGCTCTTCACGGGTGAAAAGAAATGAGCTCCGGCACGGTCCGGGGAGCAGACGCCCGGGAATTCGTCAAAGCTTTTAACGGCATCTGCAACTGGAACGGCACGTGGGAGCGCTGGAATGACATGGTGAACCTGTTCGCCATTGAGATCGCCAATGCCGTTGATCTGAACAACCGGCTGAAGCGCGAGGAAGAGTACATCCGGATCCGGAAGCGGTACGCGGAGAATGAATTCAAAAGATTCGGCGCACTGTTCCGGATCCTCGTGGAAAGCCTGGAGCGGAATCCGTTCCAGGACTTCCTCGGGGCGATGTACATGGAGCTGGACATGGGCAGCAAAGCTCACGCGCAGTGCTTCACTCCCTTCGGAGTGTGCCAGGCGATGGCATCCATGGCCATGCCGGAGAAACACGTAAGGCGGCAGCTGGATGAGCGCGGATGGATCAGCATCAATGACTGCGCCTGCGGTGCCGGAGCTACGCTGATCGCGGCAGCTGAACGGCTCCACCAGATGGGAATCAACTATCAGCAGACGGCGCTGTTTGTGGCCGGAGACATCGACAACACGGTGGCCATGATGTGCTACATCCAGCTGAGCCTGCTGGGATGCGCGGGACGGATCCGGATCGGAGACGCGCTGCTGGAACCGGAAACGGGGCCGATCCTGACCGGCGAAGGCGGGAGCCGTACCTGGTATCTGCCGATGTTTTACTCCCCGGTCTGGTCTGGGCGCGTATTCGCCTGGCACATGGATCACCTTCTGCAGGGCATCCAGCATGGCCGTCCGGAGCCTCCGGCAGAGATCCCGAATGAGATTAAAGCCGAGTCCAAGACGGCGCCAGACGTGCCCAAAACGGGCCGAAATGTGATCAAAGCGGAGCAAAAAGTGATCAAAGCGGATCCGGAACAGGAAAACACCTCCGCTTTTGCGGTAAAAGCGGCGCAGAAGACCAAAAGAGGAATGAGCGAGGGTCAGCTGATGTTTGACCTGACAGGAGCGTGAACATGGAAAAGAAGCTGTCGATGGCCATCGTTCCTCAGCCGAAGGAACGGCCAAGGGTAACCATGATTGCCGGACATCCAAAGATCTACACGCCGCAGGCTACGCGGGAATTCGAAAGCAAGATTGCCAGGAGCTGGACCAGGGAAAACGGAGAAATGCCATTTACCGGGCCGGTGACCGTGCGGATCACGCTGGGGATGAAGATCCCGAAGAGCGCCAGCAAGGCAAAGATTCAGAAGATGCTGAGCCGGGAAATCCGCCCCACCGTGAAGCCGGACGTGGACAACTGCGCGAAGAGCATCCTGGACGCGCTGAACGGGCTGGCCTACGCGGATGACAACCAGATTGTGAGCCTGACGGTCCGGAAGTATTACACAGAGGTTCCGCAGATCCTGATCCGGGTGGCCGAGTGGGTACCGAAAGAAGGCGATCCGTCATGATGAATCGGATGAAGCATGAGGTTCTGACGGACTGGCAGCGGAAACCAATGCGAAAGATCAACCGGCAGATCACACGGAAGACCCGGTGGCGCAAGCTGAAACGAAAGCTGCTGATGCCCTTCCTGATGTTTATGCCGGCAAAGGAAATCGTGTGGCGCGAATCATACGGGGGCTGGTATCCTGCCTGCCCCCGGTGCGGGGAAATGATCTATTACTGTGACATGTGCATCTTCTGCGGCCAGCGGCTGAAGGACAACCCAAAGACGATCGGAGGGGTGCTCGATGAACGCGAAGACTGACCAGTGGAAACATGGCGGGAATTGCAACCTGTGCCGGCGCTCCGGTTACTGCAAAAAGCGCTGCTCTGAGCAAAAGCGCTACATGGAAAACATGATGCGGAAGCTGATTGCGCAGAATGCATATGTCCGCGCGGTTCGAGAGACACTGAAAGCAGCTGATGCCGATGGATAAAAAGTATCACTGGCGGCTTGAGATCCTTTGGGCCGGAGAATGGCGGACAATCATGGAAAGCGACAACCGGCGCGATCTGGTGGAGTACGCCAGCCGCTGTGCCGAGGATCTGAATCTGAGAATTGTCGATAGCCTGGAAGAGGTGAAGAAAAATGGCAGACGCCATTGACCGGGAACAGGCAAACCGGAAGCTCGTTCAGATGGCGAACCGGATCAAACAGCGAAGGGATGGCCCTTATAAATGCGGTTATGTGGACGCGTGTAAGGACGCTATTCACAAGCTGAATGAGTGCGATGAGCTGGAAGCGGTTACCATCACGCGATGCCTTCATTGCCGGCATGCCACTGAGCGAACGACCACGATGCCCTACTGCACTATTCATAACCGGCGAAAGGCGCCGGAAGACTTCTGTAACTTTGGGGATCCTGATTATTACGAATAAAGGAGACGAAAACCATGAAAGACTTTATGCCGATTAACATGTCCAGCGGGACACTGAGCGCCATGAAAGCCGACCTGACCCAGGCCTTGCAGGACTGCCTGGAAAAGATGGACAAGGCCAACAGCGACACCGGGAAGGTTACCCTTTCCATCACGATCAGCAAGGACAAGATGCCCGTGACCACGGAAAAGGACTACCGGGACGCTGTGGTTCCCCAGATCAAGTGGAAGGCCGAAAGCAACGTACCGCTGAAGGAAGCCTTTGAGGGAGAATTCGGCGGTGACTATGAGCTGACCCGTGAAGACGGGAGCTACGGTCTGAAGAGCATCAACGGGCAGACTTCCATGTTCGACGAGGACGAGGAGGATGAAGACGAATGATCGTCTATTCCATCGTCATAACGGCGATTCTGGCCTGCGCGGCATCGTGTCTTGGGTATGAACACGCCCTCCGGAAGAAGGCCGAGAACCGAGCTGCAGAGGTCGAACAGAGCCTGTTGGACGCAAGGAGGGAAATCGTCACGTACCAGGTTGAGAAGGCCAACCGTGACGGTGTGGACGCCGGAAGAACGACCGATGGACTGTATCGAAACTTCCTGGAACAATTTGATGCTCATCAGCAGGTAACGGTTCTGCTGCAGAAAGATGATCCGAAATATTACACTGGCAAGCACTAAAGGACGGAGGTGATGGGGACATGGACAAGAAAACGCTGTACCGGCTGTTTTATCTGCCGAAACAGATCGAGCAGAAAAAGCGCGAGATTCAGCGGATCTGGGACCGGCTGACGGCCATGTCCCCCAACCTGTCCGGAATGCCGCACGGGAGCGGCGCCCATGATAAAGTCGGTGACGGCGTTGTCGAACTGGTAACCAAGAAAGAAGAACTGGAAGCGCAGAAGCGCGAATTCGAGCAGGAAGAGAGAGCAATCAATGACTGGATTGACTCGGTGGACGATCTGCAGATCAACCTGATCCTGACACTAAGGTTCCGGGAAAAAATGAGCTGGAACCAGATAGCCGATGAGGTTGGCGGAATGAATTCCGATGATTCGTGCCGGAAGATGATTGACCGATTCCTGGAGAAAGGAGAACGAAAGTGAGACGCGATCCTTATGAGGAGACCGGCAGATGCGGAACCGAAGACGAAATCCGTCAGGGGCTGGATGTCTGCTCGGTCTGGGTGAAGGATGAAAACGGCGAAATGCATAAGGACTGCCCCAGTTGCCCGTATCGTGATCCGGATGATCCGGCCGGCATGGAATGCGGTGAACGCCTGATGCGTGACGCGGGAGTCCTGATTGACCAGCTGAGAGCAAGATATCTGAGCTATGAAGAAAACGAACCGAGCGAGTAAAGGAGACGAAAGACATGGATACTGAAGCTATTCTGATTGTGGAGAAATACGCAGAGGAGCACCTGGACAAGAGCGATCCGGATATCGAATTCGAAACGTATATCGTCTGGAAGTGCAAGGCTCTGCAGAACTGGAAGTATCTGATCAGCACTTCCCTGAATGACGGGATGTACTATGAGATGACCTACAACGGGGACAAGAAAGAATGGTACCTGGACGCCTACAAGAAATTTGAGAACCGTAGAATCCCTGCGATGTTCTAGTAAGGAGGACGGCGTGGAAATGAAAACAAGCTTTTGCCGGGCCTGCGGCGCGGAAATCGGATTTATCAAGACCGTGGCTGGAAAGACAATTCCGGTGGATGCCGAATGCGTCACGTTCAGCCCAAACGAAAAAGGTCCGTGCTTGTTCGTGATGCTCGATGGCACACTGAAACGCGGATTCAAAACCATCAACGAATTGCCGGATTCGGAATTCGGGTATGTCAGCCACTTTGCCACCTGTCCGGAGACGGATAAGTTCCGGAAGCCCCGGAAGAGCACCAGAAAGAAGGGATAAGGTATGCTGTATTCGCTCTTCATATGGATCCTGTTCATGGCGGTCGGTGTCTTCTATCACATGCACAATGACACCGAAATGAGCTTCAAGTTTGCCTTACTCGTTCTGATCCTGATGGTCCTAGGTCTTGGATTTGCGTTTGCAACAGTTGCACTGGGGAGGGTTATTCTATGAGAAGATCTGCAAAAGTCAGGGCTGCGCGTCGGCTGACGAAGCTGGTTAAGCCGTGCGTGTTCTACATGGAGACGGAAACGCCGAAGGGCCTGAAGCTCTCCTGCCAGTTTAACGGAATGCGGAGAAACCGGTGCAGGACAGTGTATTGTCCGCACTTCAGACCGACGCTGCGCTATCGGATTGCACAGCATTTTGGAATGGTGAGGTGATAACATGAACGCTGGAAAGTGTGACAGCTGCAGTTATAAAGGCCCCCTGCAGGAATTCAGAAACGATCTTGTGCAGCCTGAGGTCAGGTTCAATCTCTGCCCGGAATGCATGAAAAAGGCAATCATGAGCTGCAGGTTCTTCTTCCGGACTCCAGCCGGCCGGAAGGCAATTGCTGAGAGGATGGCCAAGAAATAGCGGTTTCCTCCGGATTAAGGCTCTGCTGTGACAGGCCATCCGGAGACAATTAGAAAGAGGAATGTGTATGACCAGAGAGCAAATTATCAAAGCGCTGTCTGGATCGATAGACAGCATGATTACCAACAAAAGGACCATGATCCATATCAGCGGTCCGATGGCAGAGGAAATATTGGCGTTACTGCAAGACCAGGAGCCTAATGAACCATTAGAACCAAAAAGAGGATTCGTAGGTGGCTTTCCCTGTTTTGTGTGTAAAAAGTGTGGTGTGGCGATAACCGAAGGAGATAGATACTGCCGCCATTGCAAACAAGAGGTGAAATGGAATGGATATGAAAGTTAGGGGGTTTGTTATTAAGCGATGTAAACAGGCATTGGCAACTGGAAAACCTGTGTTGGAGAATCGCTTTTATTGCGGAGTTCTTAAACTGCTGGAAGAAGAGGAATGTATCGTGCCTGAAAAGCTTAAACCGATTGCTGAAATTTATAAAGTCACCGATGAAGATGGCTGGCACGCATGGGATGCAATTCGCTTTCGCTGTCCGAAATGCGGGAGAATTTTGAGCAATGGATATGGATATGAAAACGGATGTCCAGACTGTGAAATTTTCTTTGACTGGGGAACACGTAAACCGAAGATCTTAATTGAAAAGACCATTGAATGGTAGGAGAAATAAAGAATATGGCGACAACAAAAGTATGCGATAAGTGTAAAGCGATTGGCGCTGAAAGTCAGTTTATCTCATTCCGTGAGCATATTCATTATGATGTGCATGACGGAACATATAAAAATCGGGACAAGCGGAAATTTGATCTGTGCGATAAATGCGCAGGCCAAATAGAAAAACTCATCACTGGCGCTGATCCGGATATGGAGATCTTGGATTGAAAGGAGCATGGGACATGACAGAGATCATGATCAGCATTCAGCCGAAGTGGGTTGATAAAATCATGAAGCTGGCCAAGCGCTGGGAAATGCGGAAGACCATGCCAAAAAGGCCTGGCCCGTTCCGGGTCTACATCTACCAGACGGAGGGCGGCGGGGTTGTCGGTGAATTTGTCTGTGACAGCTTCACGGAGGTCGAACCGGGAGAGATGACCAAGCGAGTGCTGACTGACACGCAGCTAACGATTCAAGAAGCGCTCGAATACGCGGCCGGAAGCAGGGTTTATTTGTGGAGAATCAGGAGCCTGGTTGACTACCCGGAACCGAAGCCGCTGAGCGCGTATGGGCTCGACAGACCGCCGCAGAGCTGGTGCTACGTGAATGGAGGGAGTGCCGATGACGAGGGATGAACTGATCCATGAGCTTGACCGGATCATTGATGTCGGAATCGTAAATGCCCATCACGATAAGGATGTGCTGAAGACAGTCCGGAAAACGATGATCGCGCTGTGGAATGACATGTCTGTTGTGCGATCCTGCCGGACGTGCTGCTTTGCGGATTTAAGCCAGTGTTCGCCGGATGCGGATGTGAACAGCAAAGCCTTCAAGCGGTGGCGAGACTGCGGAGGATCTTTGAAGCAGAATTGGAAATGGAGGCTTGACGAAGACGATGAATGAAAATGGGAGGCTGTACGCATGAAGCAGAATCTGCAGGTATCCCCGGAAATCTATCAGAAGTACGATGAGATGAAGGCCAGCGTTGAGCGCAGGAAAAAGGAAAGCATGTTCGGCGTTGCGGTTGAGAAATGGGATGAGGTTTATCCCCTGATAGCTGCTATCGATCGTGCTCCGAAAGCAGCTGCAGGCAGGACTCGGAAAAGGGATGAAGAGCTGATTGTCCTGCCGAGATTCATCGTGAAATACCTGATCGAATGCACGCTGTCTCATATTTATGCACATGACAAGGAAAAACAGATGGAGGTGAAAAACAATGCTTGACATGAACGAATACCAGAAACAGGCACTGAGGACCAGCCGCGGCGAACTGAGCCAGGATGAACACCTGAAGAATGGATGCCTGGGGCTGGCCGGAGAGGCTGGTGAGTGCTGCGACCTTCTGAAAAAGCACCTGTTCCAGGATGGGCGCGAGCTGAAAGAAAAGATGATCGACGAGCTTGGGGATGTTCTCTGGTATGTATCAGAGACGGCGGCAGCCCTCGGGATCTGGATGGAGGAAATCGCGCAGCACAATATCGAAAAGCTGCGGAAACGGTATCCAGAAGGATTTGATCCGGAGAAATCACTTCACCGGGAGGAATGAACCATGGCGCTGATGTGTCCGAAATGTGGGAAAGAAGATAACGTTGTTGTCAATTCCAGGACGGTTCAGAACACGATTCGGCGCAGACGGGAATGTGAATGGTGCGGAACACGATTCACCACCTACGAAAGCTGCCAAGTTACATCCAGAGGAAAGCTTTGGAACGAGATCAGGCCAAAGCTGATCAAAAACATCAAGGAAGCCATTATAAAATCGTTCCAGGACGCTTAGCGGCAAATGGCCGGCAAGTTAGAAAATCCAGTATTTTCAAGGCTTGCCGGCTTTTTTTACACGAAAAACTTAGCACTGAATCAAGTAAAACTTGTGACTGTTGCAAGTTAAGTATTAAGTTTCAGCAAGTTTCATACCCTAAAAAATCCGAACGAAAAATTAGAATTTCGTCCGGAATGTCCGGCATGTCCGAAGAATCTGTGATATCATGCAAGCTGTAAAAATCTGAATCAGAGACCGGGAGCAGCTGCCCAGACACAGCGGCTCCTATTTTTGTGGAAAGGAGGATCCCGAGCCAGTACGCCGCTCCTATGTGCTGGCCTGTATCGTGTTTGGCAATTTCGCGCTAACCTCGCCTAAGGCGCGTCGAGATTGAAAGGAGCAAAGAACCATGATCGCTGAATGGAAAGCGAGATTCAAAAGAAATCCTCAGGTTTATTACGCGCTGAGTATATGCGCGACATGGGCCGGCATCGGAAGCCTGATGAACGGCGTGACCATGACACAGACCTACGGCGTGATTCCCTCCCTGATCTGGGTGCTGGGGAATGTGCTGGCCTGCATCGTGTTTGGCTGTGTCGCGCTGAAGATTCCCAAGGTCCGCGAAGTCTTCGGATCGAAGATCATGAAATGGATCTGCGGAATCATGTGCGTGTTCCAGGCATGGCTGAGCATGAACGGGACTCAGTCGGTATTTGCGGATACTCCGCTTGGGAAAGACTTCGGCATGTATGTTGCCTACCTGATGGCAGCGGTCTTCCTCATCATTCTGCTGAGATACGGTATGATCCGGAACGTTCTGACAGACGGCTTCGGATGGATCATCGTGTATCTGCTGGCCCTTTTCGTCACAGTGGCTGCCGCGATCCACAGCCGCGGGAATTTTAATCAGATTCCAATGATTGCGGATGACAAGGCCATGGGCCAGGGAATCTGGAAGGCCATTCTGCTGTTACCAGGACCGTTCACGTATCCATATTTCTTTGAGATTCTCAATTATAACGAGAAAAACGAGGACGGGACGAACAAGGTAAACGTGAAACGGGCGTTTACCCTGGGCGGGATCTTCTTCGGAATCTACATGGCCATCATCTTCCTGCTAGCCTGGACACAGTTCACGCCGGTGCTGAACATACTGAAAGCGTTCCTGATCACCATTATCGGCGCTTCCACCCTGTCCAGCTCCATGTACTCCATCTACATCGCCTTCGGAAAGAAGGTCGGGCTTGGAATCAATGCCGGCATGATTGCCGGATGGGCATTCCTGATGCCGCTGGGCGTGATGGGCATGTGGACGCTGATGGCATCCGTCCGGATCTACTTCGTAGGCGGTGCGATCCTGTTCGCCATCTGCTGGCGTCTGTGGGAAAAGCGGAAGGCGGTGATCGCATGAAGATCATTCGCAAAAAGCTTTCAGAACTGAAGAGTCCGGAGAAAAACGTCCGGATTCATTCGGAAAAGCAGACGAAAGAGTTTGTCAGGAGTCTTGAGGCCTTCGGACAGATCCGCCCGATCATCGTGGACGAGGAGAACACCATCCTGGCCGGCAACGGCCTGTATGCCGCTCTCATCGCCAAAGGCGACACCGAAGCCGATGTATACGTGATGAAGGGCCTGAGCGAGAACGAGAAAAAGAAGCTCATGCTCGCTGATAACAAGATCTACTCCCTGGGCGTGGATGACATGGACGTCTTCGAGGAGTTTCTCCGGGATCTGGGAGATGATATCGACATTCCCGGTTATGATGAGGAGCTGCTGAAGACGATCACGGCCGATCTGGAAGACGTGGACGATATGCTGAGCGGTTACGGGACCGTAACAGATACCACCAAACAGCAGATTGCCGCCACAGCGCAGAAATATGACGCCCAGGAGGCGGTGAACGCCGAAAGCGCGGAGGAAATTAAGCCCGCGCAGCCGGCGCCGGAATCGCCCTCTGAGAGCCACAGCGAGCCATTGCCGAAACGCTTCATCCAGTGCCCGAAGTGTGGCGAAAAGATCTGGCTGTGAGGTGACGCTCATGGCCGTGATGAAAGTAACCGGGAAAATGAACGTGGTCGAAGCGGCTATGCAGCGGATCACGAACGTTTTCAAAAATGGCGTCAAGGTATATCTGGCATTCTCCGGAGGAAAAGACACGCTCTGCATCTGCGGGATGATGTGGGAACTGGCTATGGCCGGAAAGATTGATCTGCATCAGCTGTGCGTGTGCTTCATCGATGAGGAAAGCATTTATCCATCGATGCTGGAGATGACCGAGGAATGGCGTAAGCGGTTCGTCCGGATGGGCGCCGAATACCGCTGGTATTGCCTGCCGGTGAAACAGGTCTCCATGCTGCATCAGCTGCAGGATGAAGAGAGCTGGATCACCTGGGAGCCGGGGAAAGAAGATGTCTGGATCCGGAACGCTCCACCCTTCGCGATTACCCGCGATCCGGCGCTGGAATATGCCGGACAGATGAATTACCAGACCTTCCTGCCGAAGGTGAGCAAGGATGGCCTGATGCTGGTTGGCGTACGCGCCTATGAATCGGTGCAGCGGCTGAAGTACATGGCCACCGTGAACATGACGGAGGGCTGCACTACCGGCAACAACCTCATTTATCCGATTTACGACTGGAAGGACACGGACGTCTGGCTCTACATCAAAGAGCACAGGCTGAAGTTTCCGGAAGCGTACATCGATCTGTATAGAGTCGGCGTAAACCGGCATCAGCTGCGCCTGTGTCAGTTCTTCGGGCATGAATCCATCACCGGCCTTCGGTATGTAGCCGAGACAGATCCGGATCTGTGGGCCAGAATCCAGAAGCGCGAACCGAATGCCTATCTTGCCTTGCTCTACTGGGACTCGGAAATGTTCCACCGCTCGACGGTAAAACGCCGGAAGCTGGAAGCGAACCAGGAGAAAAAGGACTACAAGGCGCTCTGCAAGCACATGCTGTTCGAAGCACCTGAGGACTATTTCACCAATCCGGCGCGACGCGAACTGGCCAGGGCTTATAAACAGCTGTACGTGAAGGGCTTTTCCTTCATGACGGACCGTCACTTCAAAAAGATGTACGAGGCCATGATGGCCGGCGATCCGAAGAAGCGTACACTGCGAGCGATCTACACCGATATATTCACTGACTACGTGAAATACAGCCGCGAGACTGCACGGAAGGAGGTGAATATCGGTGAATGAGAATGATCTTTTTGCACCGCTCGCGTCTCTGCAATGGGTCGACAGGACGCTTTTGCATGCCAACGGATATAACCCCAATATTGTGTCGGAC